TCCATCACCGTGTACCCCGTGACGGCTCCCCCTGAGACCACGGGCAACCTGGAGCGCAGGCGGCCGTCCGCGAGAATCCACAGGTTGCAAGGCTCCCGCAGCCCGGGGTCCTGGTTCAACACGGGCACGATGAACGGGCGGTTGACGACGGCGGCCTGGTCACGTTGAGCACGCCGGTAGGCGCGTGACACGCTCATGCGACGTACTCCAGCTCCAGCGAGCACGCTGTAGGTGGCGTGAACAGCACGTTGGTATTCGTCACGGGGGACCACCACAGACCGTTCAACGTCCCGTTGGCGAACATCTGCCCCAGCACACGGGACACCTGCTGGCGACCGGCCCGCAGCGTCCCCGTGAGCGCGAGATACGCCCCCGGCCTCGAGGTGAAGGAGCCCGGCCACGCCCCGATGAACCCGCCGCCGAGCGCCACCGCGGGGCCCGGTGCCGCGGGGAGTGTCAGCCACGCCGCGGCGACTTGCTTGCCCGCCACCCCGGGCGGCAGTGCGCCGCTCATCTTCTGGAACACCTGCATCTGCATCTGCGCTCGTGTGGCTGTGGTGTAGGGGTGGCTGTAGCGCATGGGGAACGAGTTGTCGTTCTCCCACACGCCCGCGGGCCAGAACCCGAAGCGATATTGCCACGGCGGCCCGACGGTCACTGTGCGGCTCTGGGAGGCCGGGATCACGTCCTCTACGACGCGGGACACGATGCTGGACACCCAGGACGTCGGGGGCTGGGCCGTGGCCTGGGTGTAGCTCAAGGTCTTGCGGAGGTACAGGTCATCGGCCGGTATGTAGTGCGTCCAGGCGTACGTGACCGGGGAGTTCCGCAGCGTGCCGTCCGCACGGTAGGTCCGCCAGCTATCGGCCACCCCCGCGGAGAAGGTGATCGTAGCCCGCTCCGTGAGAGGCGGCGGGGGTGTGTCGATGGGCGTGGTGCTCACGGGCCCTCGGCTCTCGTAGACGTACGCCTGCATCACGACGAAGCCTGTCACGACACCGTTGACCACGACAGGCTTGCGCCAGCGCATGCGCCCATCTGTCAGGAACCAGAGGTTAGTAGGGTCCGCGGCCGGAGGGTCCTCGTTGAGCATCGGTATCCGCAGGGCCCTGTTGGGCAGTGCCTCGGAGGTGGAGCGCAGCGCCTGCAGTGCCGCGACGAGGTCGCTCACGTGATCACCGCCTCCAGGATGAACTGCACAGCGGGCGCCGCCACAGCCTCGCCTGTCGCGGTCAGCAGCACGGCGTCTACGGTACCGTCCAGGATGGCTTGGCCGAACGCCTTGGGGATCGGCACCGCGACGCCGCTGGCCCAGTTGACAGGGGGCAGCACCATCGGGGACGGGAAGCCGCCCGGCTTGCCCGACGCTTGTCGCGGGACGCTCCCGGGGTATGGGATCACGGCCTTGACCAGCGTCACGCTGAGGTCGGCGGGCGCGTTCTCACAGAGCACCAGGCACTTAGACACACGAGCCCCGACCCAGCGGGGGTCCAGTGGGTGCCGCTGCCGCACTGCTGCGCGGGTCCACGCAGGGCTGGTCTGGTCCTGGTAGGTGAAGGGGACGACCTCCACCCCGCCCGTGGGCGTGTCATCCGAGCGCCAGTAGACGGGCAGATTCGCGGTGCCGCTCCGCTCGGTGGAGGCGCCGGGGCTGGCACCGACCTGCAGCAGCGAGGCGCCGTAGGTGGCGGGCCACTGGTTGATCCGGCTGGTGAAGGTACCGTGCCCCGCCGCGTAGGTCACGGCCTGCTCCACGCGAAGCAGGGGCGTGGTCTGCACTGTGCTGACCAGCGCCGCCGTGGTGAGGTATCCCTGGGAGGTCCCGTCGAATGTCAGCACCGCCCGCTCGGACGTGGGGTTGCTCGGCTCGTCAATCGTGACGGACGACGTCGGGGACCCTTCCTCCACGAACCCCAACTCGGTGATGTAAGTTGCGCCGGTCGGCACGCCCGCGACCACCTCGGGGTACCGGCCGCGCACGCGCAGGTCGCTCATCTGCCACAGGTTCGTAAGGTCCGTAACAGGTACGTCCTCGTTGTAGACCGACAGACGAACCGCGTTGTTCAGGGTCTCCAGCGCCACGGCCGCGGAGACGTACACCTCCTGGGCCACGCGGTCTTCGGCGTTGGTCCTCGCCTTGTAGACGGGCACGCGTCAGTCCGCCGAGACGTCGGACAGGTCGACGGTCAGCGTGGCCACGGGCACGGACTCGCGCCCGCTGCGGTTCACGCTGCGGGCTGTGATGCGCGCGCCTACGACGTCGATGTTCTCCCAGGCATCCTGCACGAGGACGCGGGCCCGGTCGCCCACCCGGTACTGGGTCAGCAACGGGCTGTCCACGGGCACGTCGATGTCGAGCGTCTGCCGGACGAGGGAGCGCTCCAAGCGCTCCCCGCGGGCGTGGTTGAACAGCGTGTCTACCCGCGTCACCCCCGGCCAGTTGGTGACGGTCTCCCGCAGCAGCACGCTACCGCCCAGGAGGTCGGGGTCCTCGTCCTTGGACAGCGGCTGGGCTGGTGGCTGCCCCTCACCGGTGGCCCACACGCGTGTGCGCCGGTCTGTCGCGGACTCGGTCACCTCCCCGATGCTGACCGAGTTCCGCGGCGCGCTCTCCACGAGCCGCAGGTCCGGCCGGGTGCCGGTGCGTGCGGCTCCCGGCTCCCAGAGCATGAACCGCTTTCGGGGCAGCCCGGTCGTGGGACTCAGCTCCAGGTCCAACGTCCACTCGAAGCCGTCATCACGGCCACCGAGTGAGTCGAGTGCGTCCCCGTAGGACGTCCAGGGCTGGAGTGTGAGCTGCCGGGTCTTGCCACTGGTCCGCGCCTGCCAAACGATGAGCGGGGTCCCGGCGCCCGTGACCGCGAGTTGCAGCAGGTGCTGCGCCAGCGTGTACTCGTCCGCCGCGCGGTAGTAGGTCGTGGGGTGCAGCCGGGTGTAGAGCCACGAGCGCCACTCCTGGGCCTTGCAGTTGAGCACCAGCGTGCCGGGTGTGCGTGCCCTGTAGTTCAGCACACCGCCCCAGACGGGCAGCACGCGACCTTGGCGGTCCTCCTGGAAGGCGACCACCTGCACCTTGTCGGGGTTGGTGCGGACCCGGAGCGCATCCCGCGTGCGGGGGTCGATGGGCAGATTCATAGACAGCTCCCCCGCCCCGTGGACCACCTCCCCGAATGCCCAGGAGTTCGGGTACACCGCGCCGAGCGCCGCGTCCGTCAGGACGTCGAAGACCTGGAATGTGACGTCACCCGTAGCCATGCCAGGCCCTCAGCCGCCGAGCGGGAACGTGGTCGAGCAGGCGATGCGCGTCCCCGCACCGAACCCGGAGGTCTCACAGCGGACCGCGCCGCCCGTCTGGATGTCGAGCCGCGCCTGGGCCCCGGAAGAGGACAGCACGGGGACGCTAGTCGCCCAGTTGACCGCGGGCCGCGCGCCCGCAGGCAGGGTGATGATGTTGCTGGCCGAGGAGCCGCCCGACTTCAACTCCGCCACACCCGCGATCTGCACCATCGTCGGCTGCTGGAACCTCCACTGGACGAGCGGCCACCCCGCGGTGTTGTTCTGCCAGTTGGCCGTGTCGATGGCGATGGCCCGCCAGTAGTCCGCAGCCGCACCGTTCCCCCAGGTCGTCGCAGGGCCGAGCCCGTCGTCGTGCCAGGTGGCCACGGGCACCCAGCCGTCCCCGCCCGCGAACGCGGCGTCGGTGGCGCCTCGGGTGATGGTGAAGCGCGACGCCTGGGAGGCCGCGGCCTGTCCGTAGGGGAGCCGGTACCACAGTGTGCTGGGGTTCGTTGGCATGGGCACGCCGGTAGCTGTGACGGTGACTGATCCCGAGCCGTCAGCGAAGGGGATGACGGTCCCGTTCGCGGGCCGGGCGATGAGGAACCGGCCGTCGGGGGCGATGGCTGCTGACTTGACGGCGGGCATCACGACGAACGAGCCGGACCACGACAGCACCCCGCCCGAGGTGACGGTGGGGATGCCCCCGCCCGCGAGGGTCCGCACGGTCTGCGGGAGCGCGGCTGCGGCGATCCAGGTCCGGGCGTCGGTGAACTGCCCACCCGGCACGTCGCCGGTGTCACCGGTGTTGATCCTGATGTTGGCCAGCCGGGTCCACCCGCCCGGTGTGCCGGTGACCCCGGAAATGGTCGCGTCTGACGGAGGAACCGGGCTACCCGAGGGGGTGCCGGAGACCACGTCGATGCGTGCGCCGACTGCGCCAGTGGCGCTCTCGTACTGCGGGTCCACGGCCCGGAGCACCACGGACGCGATGAAGGGCTGCGTGTCCACGTTGGGGAGGCTGTAGAGCGCGGCCGCGGTGTTGCTGGCGAAGTAGGCACCGCGGTTCGCGGGGTCGGTCTTGTCTCGCAGGACGGCCGCGCCCGCTGCCACAGAGAACTGGTGCCCTGCCGCGGTCGTCACGGCGAAGGCGCCTGCGCCGCTGGTGCTCAGGACGCCCGAGCGGGCCCCGAACATGTGGTCGACAAGCTGGCGGTCGAGGTCCACATAGTTGGGGTAATTGTCCGGTCCGATGCTGATTGCCCGCAGAACCATAGGGGCTCACCTCCAGGTGTTGTAGACCTCAAGCGACAGGGTGGCCGCGGTCTCGACCGCGGTCTGGATTCGGTACTCGTTCTCGCCCGGCTGCGCTGTCGGCCAGTCGCCGTTGACGTAGTACCCCACGGGGGTGCCGGATAGCGTGGCCTCCTGCGTCAGCGTGTTCAGCTCCAGCGTGGCGCCGGATGAGAGGTCGAGCCCGAACTGCAGCGCCTCCCCCGTAGTGTAGTTGACAAGCTGCCAACCGTAGGCCGGTAGGGGGCCCGTCACCTTGAACACGGGGTAGGCGGGTGCGTTGCCCTCGTTGGTGAACCGAATCTCGGTGGGGAGCCCCGCGCCGCCCGAGGTCGCGGTCTCGTAGAAGTAGTGCCGCGCGAGGTCGACGTCGTAGGTGCGCGCCGTCATGGGCCCGCCCAGGCCGGTCGCCAGCGGGCCGGTGGCCGGATAGGTGCGGTAGTAGTCGCCACCCGTGTAGACGCCCGCGGTCTCGGACGCCAACGGAGAGAGCCCGGTCTTGAACGGCCACGGCGCCTCCAGTGGCACCTGGAATCGGAAGGCCACCCCGGTGTCCGTGTCGGCCGGAATCTCGATGGAGTCGTAGAGGTGCACCAGCATGCGCATCGAGATGGGTCCGTAGCGGGCCAGGTAGTGGGGGCGATTGCCGTCCAGCGCACCGCGCAGCTTGTGCCGGGCGTGCTCGGCCGCGAGCCTGTCACGGGCAGCGACCGCGCCGCCGAGCACGAGGAAGCGCGAGCTGAGGGGCGCACGGTCCGCGACAATGTCGCCGTCGCTGTAGCCCCAGTGCACTCGGGGCCGGGTCAGGCCGGGGGTGTCTTCCCAGCCGGTGAGCACGTCAGCGACCCAGGTCACGCCGTCGGCGTCGGGCCCCTGGTTGAACGTCAGTCCCGCAATCTGGATCGGGTCCCGGAAGATGGTCGGCATTACGAGTCCGTTCCCGCGAGGCGCGCTGCGACTGAGGACTTGGGCGTGTTGGTGTAGGACGACAGCGCGTAGCCTGCACGGTCGAACGACGCTTTGGCGACCTGCTCGGCGCTCATGTTCTGTGGCGCGTTGATCGTCTGGTTCACCGTGACGGCCTGCCCCGCGCCCGAGCCAAAGAACGCGCCTCCGGCACGGACGTCGGCCGCGGTCACAGTGCCTCGAGCCTGCCCCGCCTTGAGCACCGAACCGTCCTCGAAGATGCGATCCAGGGAGAGGTCGGTGCGCATGGCGTCCGCCACGGCCGCCGCGTACTTCTGCGCGGTCAGCGCGGCCGACTTGATGCGGTCCGCCAGACCTCCCTCGAAGCCTTCACCGGTGTAACCCCCCAGGCCGTATGCGACCTTGGACGGGGAGGCAATCCCCAGCGCGCTTTTGATTGCACCTACAACCTTCCCGGCCAGGTCCTTGGCTGCGCGGACGATGCCGTCCACCGCGCTGTTGAGGCCCCGCTTGAACCCCTCCACAAGGTCGCGACCCGCGCTGAACAGTCGATCCTTGAGATTGCCGAGTGCATTCAACGCCTTGCTCGGAAGGGCTTTCACCAGCGCCACTGCCGTGTTGATTCCGTTGTTAAAGGCTTCGCGGACCCCGATCCAGACCGAGGCGCCCCACGCAGCGTAGCGTTGGATAAGCGACACAACTGCGGTGTACGCCTTATCGGGCAGCGCCTTTACAAGCGCGATAGTCGCGTTGATTCCTGTAGTGAAATTGGTCTTTGCGGTGTCCCAGGTGTTAACGGCCCATGCGGCCACGCGGGTGGCGAGGCTGGACACCCCGTTGATGATCCGCTCAGGCAGCCCCTTGACCCACTCCACCAGCTCGTTGGCGCGTGCCTCGGTGTTGGACTTGGCGCTGGTCCAGGCGTCCGAGGCCCAGGTGGCAAGCGACACCGCGAGCCCAATGAGACCGTCCATGATTCGGCCCGGCAGCTCGGTGGCGAAGGTCACGACCCTGTCGACACCCTCCAGGAACGCGGAGCGCGCCGAGTCCCAGAGCCCGAGCGCCCAGTTGCGGAACCACAGGGCGAATGCGATGTACGCGGCCATCGCTTTGGCCGGTAGCTCTTTGAAGAACTCGATAACCGTGGTGATGCCGCTGAGCACCGCGGCACCGAGGCTCGCCCACAAGCCCAGCAGCCAGTTAAGCAACTGCCCCAGGAGAGGCAACACCGCTTGGATGATGCGGCTCGGCATTCCGAGGAAAAGGCGAACAACGCCGCCGATTACGTTCGCAATACCGTCTGTGAACTTGTCCCAGTCCCCCGTGAATATGCCCGAAATCATCTCCCAGGCGCCACGGAAGATTTGCACCAACCCCTGTAGTGGCTGGGTGATGGTGTCGATGAAGGTGCCGAACTTCCCGGCGACGTCGCCCCCGGTAAAGATGGTGGTGAACAGGTCGAACCCGGCCTTGATCCCGTCCCAGACAGCCTGGAGCCCGTCCCACAGCTTCCGGCCCAGCGCCAGCAGACCTTCCCAGCCCGCCTGGAGCACGGGCCAGACGGCCTCCCAGGCAGCCTTGAGCTTGTCGAACGCTGCCACCAGGACGTCCCGGATGGTCCGGCCCACGGTGTCGACAATGTTACGGAATGTCTCAGACTTCTTATATGCCAGAATCAGCGCGGCGACGAGCGCGACCACGGCCGCGATGATGAGCACCACGGGGTTGGCCATGAGCGCGGCCCAGAGCGCGCCGAGCGCTGGCAGCACCGTGCCGGTGATGACGCCCGCGATGGCGGTGAACGCGGTCATGATGGCAGGCCACAGGGTCGCCGTGATGAACGTAGTCACGAAGGCCAGCGAGCCGCCCGAGGCGAACAGTCCGCCGAAGGCCATGAACGCGCCGACGATCTTCCCGATGCCGAGCAGGAACGGGGTCAGGACCGCGGTCCAGGCGACGATCTGCGCGACGATGGGGTAGCTCAGCAGGGTGGAGATAGCGCCGAGCAGGTCGGCCCAGATGGCCATCCACTGCTGGATGACGCCAGTCTCCGCGAGGGACGAGAGCGCGCTGGACACCGAGGTGATGGCGGACACGACGCTGGGCCCGCTCTCCTGCATCGCGCCGAGCATCTCTGAGATGGCGGGCAGCAGGTCGGTGCGCAGCGTGGCGAAGATGTCGAGCGAGGTGGACTTGCCCCCGTCGAACATGAAGGCCATAAGCGAGCCGGTCACCGTGCCCAGCAGCGCGTTGACCTCCCGGATCATCGGCAGGCTGTCCTCGAACCAGAGGCGTAGCGTCTGCTGCCCCTCCAGCGATCCGGTGAACTCCGAGAACCGAGCCATCATCCGCTCGATGCCGTCCAGCAGTTGCGCCCCGACGGGGGCCCCGGCCTTCATGACGTTGAAGACGCCGCCGAAGACGTCCGAGAGGATGCGCCAGACCTGGGCCATCCGGTCCCCGGCCGCGGTGAACCACGCCGTTACGTCGTTGCCGGTCCGGTACCAGTCCCGCCACCCGAGCACGACCTGGTCAAGCCACCCCAGGAAGCGGGTGAAGACCGGGGAGGCCGCGTCCGCGAGGTGCAGCACCGTGGCGATGAGGTTGCCGATGGTGTTGCCAAGGGTGGCGATCTGCTGCGACCCTGACACCCCGAGGTTGTCGATGGCCTCCAGCGTCCAGTCGCTCGACAGGACCAGCTCAGACATGCGCTCGGCAGCTGCGCCGATCCCCGCGCCCATCCGCTCCGCGAAGACCTCAAGGGTCGGGATAGCGTCCGTGGCCGTGGCCAGCGCGGAGGTGAGCGCGGGCAGCAATGTCGTCTGTGCTGCGAGCCCTACCCGCTTGAATTCGGACCCGAGGCCGCGTGCGGCCTCCTGGAACCGGGTCAGCATCTCCGAGTCGGTCTTGAGGGCCGCCAGCGTCACGCCGAGCACGCCCGCGAACAGGGTGAAGGCCGAGGCTGCTGCGCCGCCTACGGCGGCTAGCGCGGGTCCTATCGCCCCCAGGATGGCCACGAGCCCCGCTGCGTAGGCCGCCGCACCTTGCAGTGCAGCGGACAGCAGCGGGACCGCGGCCGTGGCCAGCGTGAGGGGGTTGGCGAGTGCCTTGGTGAGGCCGCTGAAGGCGCGGGCGATCTGCCCTGGGATTTGCTGCGTCGCTGCCGACACCAAGACGACCGCGCGCCCGACAATCCCCGCCATACCTCAGCCTCCGATCACACCTAGCGGACTCTCCCGCAGACCGAAGGGGTTCCCCGCCTCGGCCGGACGTGCTTCCTCACGGGCCAGCTTGGATATCTGGCCGATTGCACTGCTGCGGGCTTTCATCTCCTCCTCGGTGCGGGTGCTGCTGTCCCGGACGAAGCGCCACAGCAGGTAGTTCATCACACGTTCGGCGGGCATCTCGCACAAGTCGAGTCCCGACGCGACCGCCTCTCCGTCAACCAGGGCCCAGTCGGCCACGGCGTCTTGGAGGATGGCGGCCGCTACTCGGTAGGGCGGGCCGTGTAGGTCTCCATGAGCCACTCCGCGATGGAGGCCAGGTCATCGATCCCGATTTCGTTCGCAGCGACCTCGGCCGCGAAGGTGTCCCAGTCAGAGGGGAGGACCGACTGCTGCAGCAGGCTGCGGAACATACCCAGCGCCTTCACCATCGTGGCGGGGTCGACCTGCTCGGCGTTCCCGGCCTTGGTGGCCTCGGTGAACGCCTGCAGCTCGGCCGCGCCCTCTGCGAAGTCGAACAGGGCCAGGCCGTTGAGCCCGGTCCTGCAGTTGATCTTGGCGCCTCCGGTGACGAGCTGGAACGAGACCGGGGGGCGGCGCTTCCGCTTGCCGCCCGCCTTGGTCCCGTTGAACCCGAAGGACTTGTGGCGCGGCTTGTTGGAGTCAGGGCTGTCTGTCATGGTGACCTCTCGGTGTCTGTGCGGCGGTTGCCGCGCGGGCTCAGTCTACCGGCAAGGCTCACGCGCGCAACGCAGCGCGGAGGTGGCGGGAAAGGAACCTGTTCGGCCGGGTGCCGGGGTGCCAGACTCGCTTGGCGTAGACGACCCTCCCGGCCACCCGGAAGCGCAGGCGCCCGCCCGGTCGGCGCGGGGTGATGGCGTGAGGCCGGGTGCCGTCGTGGTGCATCCTCGCGTACCGGGTCCCGGCCGTGGCGCGTACCTCCAGCCCTTGCCCGGTCTCGACCACGCGCACCTGGATGGAGCTTCGCAGTGCGCCGGAGCGGACGCCGACGGACGCCTGCGCCCGCCGCTCCAGGAACAGGCCCTTGCGGTGCAGCGCGGCGCCGACGGTCCACTGCTGGCTCGGGTTCCGGCTCTTGGTGAGCGCCCACATACCCCGTGGGTCGGGGATGAACATTGTGGGCATGGGCCGGATCACGTCAGGCTCCCGTCAGCAGGAGATTGCAGGTGACCTCGCCCATGACCCCGAGCAGGCCGCCTTCGGTGGCGCCTGCCGTGATGCTCGCGGTCGACAGGCCCGCGTCGCCTTCGGAGACGCGCTGGGCCGTCTCAGCGATGAGGGCCACGGCCGCGCTGGCGGCCTCCAGGTCGGCGGCCAGCGCCTCTACGGGTGGCGGACCCACAGGCCGCCCGCGGCGTTCCGGGGGCGCCTCGTGGGCGCAGCGGACCACGCACACCTCGAAGGTCGCGGACCACACGGGCGTGCACGGGCCTAGGGCCGCGCTGTAGGAGTCTGACCCCGCCAGGCCGGGCTCAGCCGACACGAAGGACACGGACACCTGCTCGCAGTCGTAGACCGGGCTGCCCACGCCGATGAACTGTCGGCCGGGCAGGTCGATACCCATTTCGGCCGCGACGACCTCGACCTGCTGCAGGACGTACCGCGCGGTGCGGGTGACGTCGTCGGGACGGAGACTCACGCGCCCTTCGGCTCCTCGGCCTGCTTGCGCCGCGGACGCGGGGCGGGCGCAACCTTGACGGACTGCGGGGTCGGCTCGGTGGCCTCGACCTCGGGGGCGTCCGCCTCCGGCTCCGGTGCCTCGGGGGTGGGCTCAGGCGTGCGCCGGACCGCGGGCTTTGGTGCCGGTGCGGCGAAGGGGTCGGTGTCGCTCATGGTTCCTCCAGCTCAGGGGTGGGCGTAGGCGATGACGATACGCTCGGGCGGTGGCCGGTCGACACTGAACACGCGCGCCTTGCGGCGTGAGCCGCCTGGGTTGTAGGTGCGCAGCGCCAGGTCGACCTCGTAGATGCCGGTGCGCCCGGCGTCCAGAAATTCCATCGGGTCGATGAGGTCCCAGGACATGCCCTGCCGGGACACGGACATGACGCGCTCGGGTATCTGGCAGGCGCCCCCGGTCTCGGCCGCTGTCAGCTCCTCAGCCAGACGGTCGACGGCAGCCTTGAGACGGGGCGGTAGGGTGTCCCAGCCGTAGGTGTACTCCACCTCCACCTCGGCGGGCGGGTTGCAGAACGTGCCACCCTCGCGGCGTTCCGCGAACCTGATGGAGGCGTTGCCGATGCGCTCGAACGGGATGGCGGTGCCCGAGGTCGTGACGGTGTGCACGGTCTGCAGCGGCTGCCCGTCCAGACGTAGACGCCCGTTCACCGGGTAGGGGAGCCGGTCGACAACACGCAGCGCAGGGTAGGTCCACCGTCCGCCACAGAGCGCCTGGACGATCCCCAGCGCCAGCAGCCAGTTGGGGTCAGCGGGCTCTGGCTCGGGTTCCTCGGGCTCGGTGGTGAGGGGCAGCACCTCCACGAGGACTCGGGTGGTGGGACCGTAGTTGCCCGCGCTGTCGTAGGCCCGTGCACTTACCTCGTTACCCACCCACTGATTCGGGTCCCAGTCTTCCAGGGGCGGCCAGTCGTCCGCGGTGAAGGCGAAGGACCAGGTGCCGTCCGGCAGCACCTGCATCTCGGGGTTGTTGTCGGCCGCCCAGCACATGATCCAGGTCCCCGGCTCAGCCGTCCCGGACACGGTGAACGGCTGCCTGTACACCATCTCGGCGGGGTGGCTGAGGATGACGGGCGCCGCGGGCGCTTGCGTGTCGACCGAGAACGAGACGGACACTGTAGGGCTGTCGCCGTCGACGTTCCGCGCGAACGCGGAGTAGTAGTGCGTGCCGTCGGGCAACGTGCTCTCGCCGCCCCAGGCCCAGCCGGGGTCGGGGTCCGGGGCCCGCGAGGCGAGGTGAAAGGTGCCGCCGTCCTGCGAGACCCACACCTCTACGCCCAGGTCGGCCGTGCCGTAGAACCCTGGGGAGCCGGACCACCACACGAAGCCTTCGGTGGGGTTGTCGATGATCGGTGCTGCGGGTACCGCCATGCGCTACGCCCCCTCAGTCTGCGTATCCACCATCGGCCTACTCGGCGGCTCGACCACGGCCGCCGAGTAGACCAGTGCCCCTGTGAAGGGGTCCACGTGAGGGTCCATCACGGGACGGGGAAGTACCCCGGCGTGCTGGGCAGGTTGGCGTCGAGCGCGTAGGCGAACGGGGAGAGGGTCGGGTACGGCCAGTCTTCGGCCGGGCCGGTGCCAAACGCGGTGTTGCCGATGCCGGTGCCTGCGTAGGACTTGGCTAGCGCGCCGTTCTCCAGCGTGCGCTCCCCGTCCATCTTGGTGCGCACGAGCGGCATCACCCAGCGGAAGTACGGGACCGGCGCCGGTCGGCCGTCCTGGATGGCGCGGGACCACGCCTCGATGCCGACACCGTTGGTGTCCGGCGCCGAGCCGAGGGCCGGTGCGGCCCAGCCGACGGTGCCGAGCGAGACGGCCAGGGAGCCCGAGCTGGCGGTGCTGGTGACGTCTGCGCCGGTGTTGGCGTAGCTCAGCGTGGTGGAGCTGCCAACGGCCACGACCGCGAGGCTCGACCCGTTGAACGACGCGTCGACCCCGGCCACGTTGACGAGGCTGCCGACCGTCAGGCCGTGCGGCGCGGAGGTGGTCAGCGTCGCCACGTTGGTGGCGCGGGCCCGGTTGGTGACGGTGAACGTCGCGCCGGTGCCCGAGAGCAGTTCGCCTCCCGCGAGGACGTAGTCCAGCTCGGGTTCGGGTGCGCAGATTTCCAGGGAAAACTCGAAGTCCTTGAGGACGTCCGGCGCCTTGTAGCTCACGCAGATGGTGCCGTCACCCGCGGTGGTCGAGATTTCCTCGCCCTCCTCGTAGTTCGGCGTCATCGACATGGTCGTGGCGGCCTTCGTGACCCAGGCGGAAGTGGCGCCCGGAACGGGTGCGCCGGTGGGGCCCAGGCGCGTCAGCCGGAGTGCCAGCAACTGGACGGAACGGGGGGTGGACATGTGGCCCAGCCTTTCAGTTGATCACGGTGGTGCCGAGGGTGAACCGGATTGCTGTGTGTGGGTTCAGTTGCGGCAGCAGCAGCAGCGTGGCTGCACTGTCCTTGACGTTCACGCCGATGTTGTGAACGTCCACGACCTCGGCCACGCCTGCGCGAATGGTGAAGGGGGCCACCAGGGCCGCGGAGCCCTTCGGGTAGCCGGGGCTGGTGACGACGGGAACGTCCAAGCCCTTGAGGTTGCCGTTCCGGTCCAACAGTCCCTCGGAGGCGAGCAGCAGCACGCCCTCGTAACTGAGGTGAAGCTGCGGGTCCTCCGGGGTGATGACGTTGGCGTGCCAGTGCTGCAGCGCGAGACCGAGCCGGTCGTGCAGTGCGGTCTCGAATAGAGTGAACTCCTGCGCCTCAGGTGCCTTGAAACCCTCGGCGTAGTCGTCGCTCCAGAGCAGCCAGCCCAAGCCCCTGTCCGCGGCCGCCTTGACGGCCGCGGACAGAACTTCGGCGCCGTCGGGGAGACGGCAACGCACGGTTTCCTTGAGCGAAACTCCGATCGCAACAGGCGTGTGCCTGTACGACTCGGCGGCCGCGCCCCGTCCCCAGAGGGTGAGGGTCTCGGCGGAGCAGACGTCGAAAAGTTCGGCGGTCAGCGCCTGGGTGTAGGCGTCAATCTCCAGGCCCATACCGACATTGCCGGATAGACCGCCTTCAATCAATTCGCGCAGCTTCACCGAGACTCCTCACTTAGCTCTGACAGGACGGGTACCGGTCAGGCCGAGACCGGGTACGCGCCAGCCTTGGTCGCGGCCACCGAGCCGGAGACGACGATGGCGGAGGTCACGGCCAGCGACTCAATGCCGACCTTGACGACCGTCTCGAAGGTCTCGGTGAACGTCCTGTAGTCGTTGGTGCCGACCAGGCCGGAGTCCCGGACGATGCCCAGGTCGAGGGTGCCGCCGTCGAGCGCGAGGAAGGTGCCCTCGGAGAACATGTACCACTTGAAGCTGGACGGCCAGGGCAGCAGCGCAGCGGCGGCCTGCGCGCCGAACTGCTCCTCCAGGTGCCAGGTCACGTTGATGCCGCGGGCCGACAGGTAGCCGTCGATTTCGGCATCGGCGTGCGTGAGCTTGTCGCCCGGCAGGCCGACCGAGAGGTCCTCGCGGAGCAGGTCCCGAACCCACGCAGGTGCGATGACGCGCAGCGGGTCGGTGCGGTCCATGCGGTGCCGGGAGCGGTAGGCCGCGCCCGCCAGGCCGAGGTTGTGCAGCCAGTCCCGTGCGATGGACAGCACGGCGCCGGTCGTGACCTGGGTCGAGTCCGCGTTGACCCGTGCCAGCAACTGGGTCTCGGCGCGCCGGGCGTGCTGGATGAGGGCCAGCTCGTTGTGCCGGGTGATCAGCTCCGGGAAGGCGCGCGACATGAGGTTGCCGAACTGGAGGCACAGGGTCACGGCGTCGACCGTGGCTGTCCGCTCCGGGGTGCACTCGACCGTGAGGCAGGGCTTGGTCGGGCCAGCTTCCTCGGCCGCGTCCGCGTCGTCCTCGGCAGTCCAGAGACCGACCGCGCCGGTGTAGGCACCGAGGGTCGGCGCCTGCAGGTAGCGGATGCCGCCCCGCTTGGCCGCGAAGGTCGGGAGGGCGTCCCGCACGGGGCGCTTGGCGTTGCCGAGACCGAACAGGTCGTAGCGGACCTCCAGCGGAGCGCAGTAACCACCTGCGGCCACGATGGCGTCGATGGAGGTGACGTCCCGAATCTTGGAGGCGTTGCCCTCAACGTCACCGGGGTACAGCGTCCGCGACTCGGGGAAGGCTGAGGCGTTGATGGTGGCGACGGTGATCTGCTCCCCGTCACCCCCGCGGGAGTTGCGCAGGCTGCCGATGCGGCTGGCGAACGCCTGGCCCACGGCGGCGAGGTCCGCGTACTGGGACCCAGCGCTGATGCCCTGGATGTCGGCGCCCGCCACAACGGTGGTGAGCGAGGCGGAGGGCTGCGGCTGCCGGGAGTCCGGCAGGTCACCCTGGGTGATTTCGGCAGACGCCATAACTGCACCTTCCTGGGGGGTGTTCTCGGGGGTCTCGGCAGAGGCGGCCACGGGGACTTCCTCAGCTTCGGGTTCGGGCTCCGGCTCGGTGGCCTCGGGGGCCGCCTCACCTCGGCTGTCCTGCTCGTCCTTGACCTGCTGGAGCGCGTCGGCTGCGGAGGCCATCGCGTCCACGTCGTCGCCTTCGTCGGCCGCGTCGAACGCTGCCACGATTTCAGCTTCCAGCGCGGACAGGTCTTCGCTGGACAGGGTGGACAGGTCGCTCAGCTTGTCGGCAAACGCCGAGGCTTCGTCTTCGGTCGCCATTGCGCCCTCCTGTGTTGGGGGTGTGGCCGGAGGTACGCAGAGGTCGCTCCGGGAGGAGTATGTCAGACGGTACCGCGCACGCGTGCACGCAGTTCGGCCTTGCGAGCGGACAGTGCATCGGCCTCGGCCGCCGCGGTGAGCGTCGCCACCTGGCCTTCCAGGGCAGCGAGCCGTTCCGCCACGGCCGGGTCGGTGTAGCGCAGCATGGCGATGTCGCTCGCCCCGGCCGCGACGAGGGCCAGCACGGTGCCCTCCTCGTACTCGGTGTCCTCTGCGCTGGCGGCCAGCGCGCGGGCGATGGGGAACCCTGGCACGTTGACTTGGCAGATGCCGACCAGCTCCAGCGAGCCGCCGATGGGGCGCCAGTCGCCGGAGGGCGCGGAGGCGCGGAGGGCGCGGACGGAGGCGCCGTCGGTGCCGGGGCGCAGCGCGCCGCTGGCCCAGATGCCGTAGGAGTCTTCGCCTACGCGAATGTCCGCGACGGCCGACCGCGTCTCGTCGTAGTGCTGTGCCGCAGCGCGGGCGTCGGCGGCCATCGGCGCGTGACCTCCGGCCAGCGTGAGCTGGCCGACCGCGACGAGTGAGCCACCGTCACACTCCAGCTCGCCGGTGTGGAAGTACCGGTACCCGCTGGAACTCCGGGGCGCGCTGAGGACGTCCGGGCGTCCGATGTGGGGGGTTCCCCAGGCCGCGATGTGCCCGAACACCCGGCCGTCGGCCGTGACGGTCAGCGGGGTGGGCCCGCTCAGCTCGGGGTTGTCGAACCACTCGCGCGGGGGGTTGACCGGGATTGCACCGGCCACCAGCGCCAGGGGCCCGAAGTGCTCGGGACGTTCGATGGTGGTAGTGGGCATGGGTCATATCCTCTCAGTGCTTGCGGCCTCGCCCGGGCCAAGTGCCCGTGGCGAGCTTGTGCAGGTTCGCGCAGAGTCCGTCTACCTGCCCCGGCTTGACGTACTTGCTCAGGGCACGCTGGCAGCGTGTGAAGTCTCCGCCAACGCCCCAGCGGATGCGGGCCGCACCCTTGCCCCGCGTCCAGTACGTGCGGAGGTCGCCAGGGATGGCCGTAGTCGCGGGCGGCCCTGCTGCAATCACGCCGGAGGTCTCGCGGGCACGGCTCTGCCGCTTGGCGCTGGCCGCCTTCATGCGGCGAATGCGCTCGGTTTCGGCCGTCCGACGTGCGCCGCTGTCGTAGGTGTCGCGCCGCTTGGTCTCGGCCGCGATACGCTGCGCCAGGTCGGCAGTGGCCTCCTCGGGGGTGGCGCCCGCGTTCACCATCGCGGTGTAATCGGCCTTGACCTTTTCGTCAAAACTGCGCCTGTTCTCGGTCTCGGTGAGGGCTGCCTCGGCTGCGGCGATGTCGTACGCCTCGTCCTCGGTACGCGAGGCTTCGTCCTCGGCGGCCCACTTCGCGGCCCGCTGCGCCTTGATCCGAGCTTCGGCGTCCTTGGCGGCCTTCTCACGGTCGCGCTCGGCGGCCTTTGCGTTGCGCTCGGCCTCCGCGGTCGCACGCTTGGCGTCGGCTGCTGCCTTCTTGGCGGCACGCTCCTGCTCGCGGGCGGCCTTGTCGGCTGCGCGCTTGCTGTCTTTGGCGGCCTTCTCCGCGGCCTTCTTGCGCTTCTCGACCGTCTTGGGGTCCTCGGTCGCAAAGTCCGGCCGGGGCCCGCCGTTCTTGACGTAGTCGATCAGCGCTTGCTTCTGCTCGGGCGTGAGGGGCGCGCGGCCCGACTTGTCGTTGCCCGCGCCCAGCGCGTCCTTGGACGCGAACTGCCCGCCCTTAGAGCGCTTGTACTTCTGCTGGTCCTCCCCGCTGCGGCGCTTCTCCGCGGCCGTGGTGGCTGCGGTGAGCGCCTTCCCGCCGAAGGGGTATCGGACCTCGTCCCCACCCCGCGCCAGCACCAGGTCGGTGAACTCCACGTCTGTCGGTGCCAGCGGCTCGGGCCGGTCGGGCATGCCGTACCCTACGGTCATGTGTGGGGTGTAGTCGTGGTCGGTGCGGACCGGGAACCCGCGCTCCCCGAGGTGGTCGCGCAGTGATGTGGCGAGGCTGCTCACGCCGGGGACGTCGACGGGCGCGTAGGCCACCTCGCCGTCGCCCGCGTCGGGGAACAGACCGAGCCCGGCCACCTGCCCCTTGAGCGGTGCCCCGGCCTCGGTGGCGAAGCGCAGCGCGATGTCGTCCAGGTCTTCGTGCTGCTCGTCGCTCAGCTCATCCTCGTCCCCGAGGTAGGCCAGCGTCACGTGCAGTCGCTCGGGTAGCTCCCCGCCTTGCAGCGCGAGCTGCTCGGCCACCTCAGGCGAGGGCTTGAGGCAGAGCATCACGCCGCGGGTGGCGGTGTCCTCGGGCACGCCTGACGCCGTGACGGTGTGGGCTGTGTCGTAGCTGTCCACCTGCCGCAGCACGTCGGACACGGTCTCGGCGGGCACGCGCACGACCTTCGGCGGCTCCACCGAACGGAGACGCCCGAGCAGGCCGGGGTCCGGCTTCCAGACGCCGGACTGCCTCACCTCGATGCGGGGTCCGGGGGTAGTTCGGAACAAGGCCAGCACGGCCTCGGCGTCGAAGTCATCCACCACTGCGAAGACCGGTGCTTGTTCGGTCTCACCGGCCACGACCACGTCACCGGCACTGACGAGGGCGTGCGGCTGCTGGGGGACGGGGAGCCACCCACGGGGTGCCGTGGGCCGGAGTAGCAGCCCCGCCTTGCCTTGCGTAACCGACTCCAGCGCTTCTGCCAGCAGGTCCTCGCCCAGCTCGACATACGGGTAGCCCTCCGGTTCCTGCTCGATGGTGTCCCAGCCACCGCCGTTCCAGCGGGCGTACGGGCTCAGCAGATCGGCCGCGGGGTCGTCCCGCATGACCGCGAACAGCAGCATGCCGCCGTGCACGTCCGGGTCCACGCTGGGGTCGAGCAGGCCGAAGTACCGGGCGCCGGGCGTGCTCGCACACGCGGAGGCGAGTACGGCCTGGCGCTTGGCTTCCTCGCCGTCAGCCACCCGAGCCGCCCACTGGTTACCGTCGAAGGCGGCTCGGCGCAGCGCGGCCAGGGTGACCGGGGACCCGGCCGCCAGCAGGGGGTGCGCTCCGTGCTGTGCGACCGGTACCGGGTACGTGCGTTCAGACACCTGTCGTTCCTCCGGTTCCCCTGTTGGCGCGCATCGCGGCGAGCCCGGCTGCCGTCCCCTGGGACATTTCAGGCTCAACGTCAACCACGGGCGCCGCGGCGGCGATACCGGCCCATCGGCGGATGGCCTCGATGTATGCCGGGCTGTTGGACCCGTACATGTCGCGGGCCTGTGTGATCCGTGCCCGCGCTTCCTGCGGGGACAGCTCGGCTGTGGCACCCAGACCCCGGCGCTCGGCCTCCCGCTCCAGCACCCTGCGGCGGACGTCCAGCGAGGTCAGCGTGAGCGCACGCCGCAGCTCGTCATCGGTCAGCCGCTTGTGTGCGCCGGGCTGGTAGAGCTTGGGGATCAGCTCGGCCAGGTCGTCCTGCGGCGCCGCTGCCGGGGCAGTCGCCTCTGGCTCGGGGGTTGGCTCGGCCACCGGCGTCGGGGCACGCTCAGCTTCCGGCTCCGGGGTCACGTCGACAGGGGTAGCCTCCGGTATGGGTTCCGGCTCCGGGGCAGGTTCCGGGACCTCGGCCTCCGCCACCGGTGCCGGGTCCGGCGCAGCCTCGGCCGCGGGCGCCTTGGTGCGCTCGGTCAGTCGCGCCTTGAGCGGGTTGTCATCCGACAGCCGGTTGATGACCTTCTCGGGCTCATCGCCGGAGGTGCCCAGGTAGCTGTCGAGCCAGGCGCGGTAGCGGGCGCGTTGCTTCCCGCCGAGCTTGACGCGGGCCATGAGCCTGTTCATCCGGGCGTGTGCGTCAGCCGGGTCCGTGAGCTGGAGGATTTCCTCCAGCTCGGCGTTGAGGTCGTCGCCGCCCAGCCCCTTGTTGTCGGCGCTGCGGGCGATGCCGCGGATGCGCTCGGCCAGTGCGGCGTCACGCTCGGGGACCGGGTTCGGCGTCTCGTCCTCGGGGACGGGGTTGGTGTCGGCGGACACGTCCGGCCCGCCGTCGGCCTCGGCCAGACCTTCCTCGTCCAGCTCGTCCAGCGGGACGGGTTCCGGCTCCCCGCTCGTGTCGGGGGCGTCAGGCTCCGGCTCGTCGGCCAGGCCGGGTGGCTCGTCTCGTTCGGGCAGCAGGTACTCCACGGTGTAGCGCGCACGGCCAAGCTCGGCGGCTCGGGCGTAATTGCCGTTGGCCGCGAACTCGCGCATGGCCTCCTGCCGTGCCTGCCACATGCGGGGGTCGACCACGCCGGGGGTTTGCTTCGGCGTACCCCGCGTGATGAGCAGGTGCTCACCCTCAGGGGACTCGACCCAGAGCGTACGGAAGCGCCCCACGAGCGGGCCCTCACTGATGACGACGCCCCAGGGGGTCTCGCTACCGATGGTCGCAGGCAGTGCCCCGGCCACAGGCCGGGAGGTCGGGATCGGTGCCTGCGGCTGCGGCCTGTAGGAGTCCAGTGCGTTGCGCATGGACTCGACCGGGTTGCGTCCGACGATGTCGGACGTGCCCGCAAGCGTGGCCCGCAACGCCGGTGACGTCGGGACGGAGGCCGCAGCAGGGCCGCCTTGCAGCTCGTCCAGACGGTTCGGGTCGGCCGTCACCGGCGCCTCGGGTGCGGCCTCCGGCGCCTCGGGTGCGGCCTCCGGCGCCTCGGGTGCGGGCTGGGCCGCCTCGAGCCGAGCGGTCATCGCGGCTGCCTCTGTCACAGGTGCGGTTCGGTTATCCCGCACGTCCACCCAGTCGCCGCTGAGGGTCTGGACGTAGGTCTGCCCGTCACTCAAGCCGAGGGTGGGCCGGGTCGAGCCGCGCCACTCGCGGGAGCCGACCTGCGCGTCAGACCACTTCGCGCGCGACAGGTCTGTGTACTCGACGTCATGCCGAGCCAGGTCCTCCACATCCTCAGGTGAAAGTGTGGCGCCTGTCGGCGCTGTGAACCGCCCCTGTACCCACACCTGCCCAAGCATGTCCGTGTCCAGTCCGCGGGCAGCTGCGGCCTCGCCGCTTTCCAGGATCGACTCGGCCTGCTCCGGCGTCAGGTCGCCGCGCGGACCCCAGCCGAGCGCCGCGCCTCGGGTGTCTAGGTCTGTGGGCTCCGCCAAGACGGCTGTGTCGACGGCAGACGGACCAGCTTCCGGTGCCTCGATTTCGGAGGCGTCCACTGCGCCGTCGCCGTCGGCCGGGGTCTCGTCCCCGAACAGGTCGCCCTGGCCTTCTCCGGCTGGGGATGCCGCGTTGGCAGCGTCGCGGAGCATGTCGCCCAGCACCTCGGCGTTTCGCTCCTCAGTGGCGTCGAGTCGCGTGGTGGTGTTGGTGGCGACGTTGCTGAACTGGTCGTCAATGTAGGACAGCGCGTAGTCCACGCCCGGCCCACCGTTCGGGGTGTCCAGCGATTCCGCGACCTCGTCCAGGATGCGTCGGAAGCCGGACTGGTCCACGAACGCGTACGCGCCGGATTCCTCGTCCAGATCCATCTGATCGCGCAGCCAGTTGGACCACGAGGCTGCACCCTCGTCGGTACGGGGGTCTGCGGTCGGCGGGGTCAGGCCGAACGCGGGGAAGGTCGCGCCGGAGGTGCGGTCCAGTCGGTCCGCCAGCCGGTCGCCACGCTCCGTGCTACGGGACTTCGCCAGCTCACGGCGCTGGGCCGTGGTCATCTGTGCCTCGGCGGCCTCGCGCGAGGCGTCCAGGTCGGCCCGCTGGCGCACCTGGGTGGTGTCGTTCGCCAGCGCGTCAGCCTGCTCGATCGCGGCAGGGTTCGGGCCTCGGGCGCCTCGCGGGCGCCGGAGCATGTCCTGCTCGGCCGTGGTGAGCTGCCCGACGGTAGGGTTCGTGAGGCGTGCACGTGCGCGTGGTGCCGTGGCGATGTTGCCGGGCTCGTACTCGACCTCGTCGCCCACGCGGAGGCGGGAGCCACGGCCCGCGTACGTGATCCGCACCGTGATGCGCTCGCTGCCCTGTGTGCCGGACAGACCGACGGCCTCACCCCGCGCCGAGGGGGTTCGGTAGCCCGGCCCGTCGAACAGGTTCAACAGCGCGCCCACAGCGATGAACCGGCCGTCACGGCCGCGCGGATGCAGTGTGGGGTCCCAGTTGCGGGTTCCGGCCGCCAGCAGCGGCCAGCCGTCCGGGAGCGTGTGCGCCCGGCCGAACGCGGTCGCGGCCCGGAACACCTGGGTCCGGTGCGCAGGCACCCGTCGGGCGGTGTCGACGGCCGCGGTCAGGTCCGCGTCGGTGTGAATCTCGGGGAGCTTGGTCACAGGGCCCTCTCAGTCCAGACCGCGCATCGCGGCGTACGTCTCCAGCACGCCCTGCGGGACATGCCCGAAGGTGCGCAGTGCCGAGGCGAGCAGAGCGTCTGCCACCTCATCGTCGGCGGGGTTGGCGTGCAACTTCTCGACCGGCACCGTGAGCCTACCGGACGTGAGCCCGGTCTGGTGCAGGGTGCACTCGGTCGGGCCCACGGCCACGAGGACGCCGGAGGCCACCACGGTGTTGGCCTCGTGCACCTCCACCCGGCCACCGACCTCCAGCCGGTAGCCTGCGGCGTCCTTGAGGACGTCGGCGGCCGACCACCCCGCGGCCACCAGGCCCTCGGTGTCGAGCCCGAGCGCCTGCGCCCGGCGCCCGAGGTGGGACAGCCCGGCCTCGGGGTGCGGGATGCGGGGCAAGGCCAGCAGCCCGCGGTCCAGGTCGTCCTGTGTGTGCACCGGCAGGCGGCCGTCGGCCATCGCCGCGCCGGATACAACGTCTGCGATGCGGCTCACGCTGCGCCACCTTCCGGGACGGAGGACTGTCCGACGTCGACTGCGGCCACGTCTTCGCCGCCGAGCATGCTCTCCAGCTCGGCAGGCAGTTCCTGCCCGGCTGTGTTGGCCGCGCGGGCTTCTTTCAGCAGGCCCGGCAGCAGCACCTGGAGCAGCACAGTGATGACCTCGGGCGGGATGGTGCCGCCGATGGCGAGCTTGCGCGCCATCTCAGTCTCGTCCGGCGCGTCGGTGTCTCCGAACGCCTTCGCGTCACGCCACGCCTTGCCGGAGATGAGTCCCAGCTCGTAGCCCTTGTCGGCGTCGGCCGAGTGCTCAGGCCGGTCCACGAGGGCGTTGGCGTCGAACCAGACGCAGACCTGGGACACCTCCTCCTCCCCGAACCCGAGTGCCCGCAACTGTGGCTGCAGGATCACCTCGGTGAGCGCGTCCGCGATGGTGAGCGCCATAGGTTCGATGTGCGTGGTGTACAGCGCGTTCGTGATCACGATGGCGTTGCTGTACTTGACGTTCTGCAGGCCCGCGACCATCTCCTTGGGGACGTCCAGGCCCTGCAGGATGCGGTCCAGCGCGCGGTCCGCTCGGCCCGCTAGCACCTCGGACACGTCGGTGGCCAGGGTGATGTGCTTGATCAGCGCACCGGCCTCGTCGGGCCCGCGCAGTAGCAGCGGGATGACGGAGGCAGCACTGCTGTCGGACTTGACGGGGTCGGTCAGGTTGTAGATGAGGTCGGCCTCCAGCGGGTCGCCTTCCTCCTCCCCTTCCAGCGTCCCGTCGGGGTTGGCTTTCGCGGCCACGGTGATGCTGTCCGGCAGGAACAACAGCCCTGCGTTCATCCGGGACCGGCTGTTGGCGCGGAGCATGCGGCCGTAGCTCAGCAGCTCCCCGCACGGTTCCTCCACGCCGAGCATGCTGCTGTCGGGGTCCTCGCTGTAGCGGGGGTGGTTGCGCCACACCCGGCCGATGAGGGTATTGGGCGGCAGCGCCTTGGGGAGGCGTGCACCCCCGTTCGGTCCGCGTGTCTGGAGGGTCACCTGTGAGCCCGCAAAACGAAGTTCGTCGGTGGAGTAGACGTGCCACTTGCCGTCGTGCCGTACGAGGTAGCACTCGCCTGCGACCGAGAGGTTCAGGGCGAAGCTGCGCAGCAGGCCAGACACCCCGCGCGACAGATTCCGGGCCATGATGTCCGAGGCCGCGGCCGCAAGCTGAGGGCTGATGCCGCGCTGTCGCCGGATGCCGGAGCTGTCGTCTGTGGCCTCCGCGGCTGCGGTGCCCTCGGGCGGCTTAATCCCGTCGGACACGGGCACCGGAGGCTCCTGCGGGTCCAGCACCGCGCCAGGGTAGAGGCGCAGCCTGGACAGCGCCTGGGCGACGATGCCGAACGCGAACTTGACCTCGCCAATGGCGTCGTAGTGCTGCCAGGCGGTTTCCTGCCAGGCGGCTGTGACCGAGCGTCGCTCACGCAGCGCGGCCTGATCTTGCGTTCGGATGATGGACGCGGACGCGGTCAGCGCCCGGTCCGCGTGGTACGCGGTCGGCGCGGGCGTCCGCAGCATGCGGGCAAGGCTCACGGTAGGTCCCTCCTCAGGGCGTCGGCCGCCCACTGCGCCAGAATAGGCGCTGTCGAGTAGGCGAGGGCGCGGACCGCGGGCTCGGGGAGGACCACGGCCAGGGCCCCGGCCCACACGCCGACACAGTACGGGCAGGTCACGAGGTAGGCAGCACGGCTCTCCGGCCAGCGAGTCAACACGGCCTCGCGCAACGGTGCTGTGATTTCGTCCTCCACCACCAGCCGGGTCAGCCGGTACACGGCCAGGGCGCGCAGTGCGTGGTTCACGGCAACTGCAGGGCTGCGAGCAGCGCGGCGCACTGCTCGTCGCTGTAGGTGCCAGATTCACAGCATTTTAGACCGGGCATTGTTGTTAATCCTTTGAGTAATCCGTCGCGGTATTGTTCTGCTAAGTCCATTGTTCGACCCCTACTGTTCGGATTCGACTAATAGAGGGTGCATGGGTCAGGTGCGGGAGTAGGCGAGGCGGCAGCGGCAGCCCATCGTTTCGTCCAGCGGCGCTTGCGGGTCGCCGGGGAAACGGAGGTACGCGCCGGTGATCGTGCGGAACGGGGTGCCGACCTTCTGGGTCTTGCCGCGCAGCTCGGCGTGGGACGGGCGCACCCTCGCGTCGCCTTGAGTGTGCCAGGTCTTCACCAGCAGCCCGCTGCGCTGCGCGGTCTCGCTGCGGGTCACTTCACGGGTGTAGGTGACGGCCTGCCGGGACACGCCTTCGGCGGCCCGCTGCAGGTCCTCCAGGGACGGCACGGTGTCCCTGTAGGTTGCGGTGGTGTCGCGCACGACCTTGTCTACCCAGGTCGACACGGTGGCCATCGCGGTCTCAACGGCAGGCGCTACGTGCTCGACGGAGACGCGTGCCGCTCGGACCAGGGCCCGTGCTGCGCGGGCCGCGAAGGCTGTCAACCGGTCCTTGATCGGGGACGAGTCCGGGTCACGGTGGCGGCCTGCCGCCTGGAGCCCCAGCTCCTCGGTCCATAGCGCCACGAAGATGCGCGCCAACGCGGCCTCGGTGTGCTCGGCGTCGGCGTCATCGACGGCCAGGATGGCGGCGCTCACAGCGCTACGCGCACCCGCGTCTGGGAGGCGTATGCCACAAACCGCTTGAGGGGGTGCCCGCACCCGCAGCCCGCGTCGCGGACCACGTACCACTCGGTGCCGTCGGAGAGCGGGATGCGCCACCCGGCCACGCGGCTGCCGCGCACGGGCCCGGAGATGATGCCTGCCTCGTGCTCTGTGATGGCGCCGGTGCGCCTGTCGGTGGCGAAGTACCGCAGGCGTGCCAGACCATCGTCGCCGGTGACGACGACGACGCGGACCGGCTTCCTCCAGGGCGCCTGCTGCGGGTACTCGTCCTCCAGCCGGATGGCGGCCGGGAACACCTCCAGCCCGATGTGTACGGTCGCACCGGGCTGGAAGGGTTCCGCGAGAGCTGCGTGCGCGGTGGGCGTGGTTGTCATGGGGTCATCGTACCGCTGAGCTGTTCCGATCCAGGTAGGCCACGAGCAGGCCGCGGACCGTGGTCACGAAGACCTCCAGGTAGTCGGCGCCTTCACCGGGCCGCGGGTAGCAGAGGACGCGGCCCTCCAGGCGGGGCACAGGCTCGCCGTCCTGGCTGGTCAGGTGCATCGCCAGCAGCGGCTCGCTGCCGGGCACCAGCTCCACGGCGACGTCCGGCAGACCGGCTGCGCGGAACCGGTAGTGGTACTCGTCGGGGTCGAGCGCATCCCACTCGCAGGGGGTGCGTTCTTTCAGCGCCTGCAGCATCTCGAAGTGCAGGTGTTCGGGGATGGGGTGGTGCACGGCTGGCTCCTCAGGGGAAGTGGGCGGCACCGGTGCGGTGCCGTCCTGTGGTGGTCAGAACTTGCTGGCGCAGACTGGGCCAACACCCCGTTCGATGCTGTCCTCATCGGTCAGCGTACGGCCGCACCGTGCGCAGATGTTGTACGTGCGGCCGTACTTCGCCGCGTCCTCCAGGGTCATGGCGGTGTCGGCGCTCAGCAGCCGGATGGCGCCGGAGGCGACCACGAACGTCTGGGTCTCGCGGTCGAGCACCTTGGCGTACTTCCGACCGGACCCGTGCACCGCGACCTGGACCTTGTAGACCTCGCCACCCGCGATGTGGAACCCCTCGGGCACGTCGTTGGCCGAGGCGGCCTTGCGGGTCACCTGCGGCTGACGGCGCAGCCAGTCGATCGTCTTGGACGCGAGCGCCCGGTCCAGCGTGCGGAGGCGGATGGCCTCGTTCGCCCGGCCCAGGAAGTCGGCCGGGACGGTGTGCTTGCGCAGCAGGTCTGTGATGTAGGCGTACTGGCTGTCCGTGGCGGGGGCGACTGTGGTGGTGTTCATGGCTTCTCCCTGGGTCGGTTCGGTGCGCTTGCTCTCAGGGTAGGTCATCGACGCCTGACGCGTCTACTTTAGTAGGCCGAACGTGTGACCCCGCTTCCCGCCGAGGAATCGAACCTCGGTACAACCGCTCGGGAATCCGTCCGCTATTGCGGACCCCTGCCTTGCCCAGCCGTGCCTTGCCAAGCCTAGCCGCGCCCTGCCACGCGGCTGCGGAACGCGGGGTCATCCCACAGACCCTCGGGGTCGCGCGGGCCACGGTACTCCAACCGGTTCACGTTGCTGGTGATCGTCAGCGAGCGGGTGACCGTCGCACCCTGCTTGGTCTGCTTGGCCGCGTCCACGAGGCAGCGGTGGATGTTCTGACCCGGCAGGAACGGGCCCGCCCCCTCATCGAAGTAGAGCGAGCCGGGCGTTGCGCGCTTGTCAACTCACTTCGCCCACTTCTCGACGTCCACCTTGCCTGGGAAACCAAAACTGTTAAGCCAGAACGCTTCTGACTCTCGCTTGATGTGCATGGAAATTTCCAGCGCGCGGTCCTCCGGGAGGTCGAGCACCGCCGAGTCGTGCACGGCCAGCAGGAACGCGTCCCACTCCGAGGTCATGTTCTCCACCATCACGAGCCAGCGGCCCACCCAGGCCGCGAGCCCGCCCTGCACGAGCCGGTTGTACCCGGTGCGCGGGTAGTCGTACCGGCCGAAGTAGCTGCGCGTCCCATCCCACAGCGTCACGAACCCGCGCTTGCTCACCCAGTCCTCGGTGCGCGCGTTGGCCTCGCTGATTTCGGGGTACAACTTGTGCCAGGCGGCACACCACGCCTTGCAGTCGGCCGACGACTGTTCGATGCCAGCGGAGGTCCAGAGCTGCGCCTGGAACGTCTTGTACCCCATGCCGAACAGCAGGCCGAAGTTCAGCCGCTTGGCGATATCCCGCTTGGCCTTCCACTCCCGGTAGGCCGCCGTACCCTGCCGGTCGTCCGCGCCGTCCGCGGGGTCCAGCCCGAACACCTCGGACGTGGTGATGCCGTGGAGGTCGCGGCCCTCGCGCAGCGCCGAGGCCATCGTCTCGCAGCGTGCCGTCTCCGATCCCACCCGCAACTCGGCCTGCGACAGGTCCAGGTTCATCCGCGTGACGCCGGGCCGGGGCAGAAACAGCGAGCGCGGCTCGGGCGGCTTGACCTCCTCGCCTGTTACTGGATCGTGGAACGTGAGCCCGACCCGTTTCGGCAAGGCCAGCGCGTTGAACCGGCTGGACGACAGGCGGCCGGTCTTGACCTGCGCCTGCCGCAGCTCGGCGCGGAGTCGCCCGTCCTTGCCCGCGAGCTTGGCATAGTTCGCGTAGAACATCTGGTTTGCCGTTTTCAGCCGAATCATCTCGGCGTAGTCGGCCGCGTACGGTGCACCCTCCTCCCCGAGCCGCCGTGCCACGGGCTCGGAGAGGTCGCCCTGTTGCATCACCAGCTTGTCGTCCGCCGTCGGGTCGTAGTCCGCGATGTTGGCGGCGAGGATTTCGCGGTCACCGGCCGTCCCCCGGAGGAACCGCGGGCGTCCGGCCTGCCCGGCCTTCTTGAGGACGTACCCCCGCGGCTTCTCCCCCGGCTTCCAGGGCGCGAGCCCGAGCTGGTCGAAGTAGAACGCGCTCATCCTCGCGGGGGTGGGCGGCTGCAGCTCGTCCGGGAACGAGGCCGAGAGCTGCTCGACGCGCGCCTGGATGCGCTCACCCCACGCCCGCGAGGTCTCGACGTCGTAGGGCCCGAAACCTCGGCGCTCCATCCGCATGAGAACGCGGTTCAGCCGGACGGCCCGGTTCACCGCCGACATGGACCCCTCCCCGTCCAGCAGGCGGGCCACCTGCAGCTCGGTCAGCCGGAGGGTCAGCTCGGCGTCCTGCGCGGCGTACTTGCCGATGATCGACCACGGGACCAGGTCGTAGCGCGGGCCCTGGCCTTTGTCGAGCCCGAAGGCTGCTTTTTGCAGCCCGAGCGCGTCCTTCAACTCGGCCGCGTCGTCCGCCTCCTCAGCGCCCCAGATACGACTCGCCGTCTCCTTGAGGCCCTTCATCTCCAGCGGGTCCAGCTCGGCCTGCCCGAGCATCGAGTCCCAGATGATGAGGGGCTCCAGCTCCAGGCCGATGTGCCGGAAGTGCCGGACGTCGAACTGCGCGTTGTGCCCGACCAGCCCGCGTACGCGGGCGACGTCGAGCATCCACGCCCGAAAGATGGCCTTCTGGACGTCGGTCATGCTGCGCTCGGGTGCCCACTGCGCGAGCTGCGCCTCGGTCATGCCCCCGCGTATGTCCCCGCGGACGAGGCGCCGGGGGGTGAACCCCTTCCGCGCCCAGCCGCCCTGGCTGTACGGGAACGCCCCGCGCACCAGCGTACCGTCGTGCAGCCGGTAGGCCACCGAGGTGGCGCCGATGAACGCCCCGCTGTCGGGGTGGAGGTCGGAGGTTTCCGAGTCGAAGGCGACCACGCTGGCCACGGCTTCGGGCGGGTGCAGCCGGAACGGGTCCTCGATGTGCTTGACGGTGCCCGCTTCGCCGGGGGCAGGCCAGCTCACGCGTCGCTGCTGCCGAACAGACCCAGGGCCTCCTGCCGGAGCAGGAGCCCTGAGTACGCGAGGAGCGCGGCGATCTGCCACGGCAACGCCGTGCCGAGCACGATGCCGACGAGGGCTGAGGGGAGTGCGCCGATCTGGAGCGCGAGAGCGATGACGTAGAGCAGCAGCGCTACCTGGCGGGTAAAGGGTGTGGTGGTCACCGGTCCATCCTACGCCCCGTTGCCCTCCGGGCAAAAGGAAACCCCCAGCATGTACGCCGGGGGTCCCTCTGCACCGCGGGCCACCACGCAACCGCGAGGGTCAGACTATCACGCCAGGCTCACGCGCCGGGCCAGCGCCACCGAGGTCGAGCGGCCTGGCACGGACTTCCGGTTCACCGGCGACAGCAGCGCGCTGGCCACGTGCACGAGCGCGTCCAGCCGGTCCGGCGACCAGCTGTCGCCGGGCACCCAGTCTGTCTGCTGCGACTCCAGCTCCGCGAACCGGCCGACGTGTCGGACCCGGCCCTTGTCGTACATCATCGCCACGGGCTCGGCACGGATTTGCTTGGAGTCCTTCGCGTGCACGCCCTTGACGCGCACCGTCGGGTCGATGTTGTGCAGCGTCTGCCGGACGAGGTCGCCGCCCTGGTTGGTCTCGACCACCACGACGGCGTCGTGCGCCTTCGCGGTGTCGACCACGACCTTGGCCCACTGCGCGGGCGTGCCCTGCAAGCTGAGGTCCGCGAGCACGTAACCCGTTCGCTTGAACGGGTTGGGCTCAGCGGTCGCACCCATGAGCACGATCCCGCACTCATCGCCGGACGTCACGGACACTGAGGGGTCCACCCCGATGGCGCGCAGCGGTAGCTTGCCGGGATTCTCGTAGAGGCGCAGCGCCTCCAGTTGCGCCTCCGTCCACAGCGCGCCCTCGGCGTCCGCCATGAGCTGCGCCTCCAGCTCCTGCGCTGCCAGCCGGGTGCCGCCGTACAGGCCGGTGATGGTCTCCAGGTAGGCGTCCGCCAAGTGTACGTTGTCGAAGGTCCGACCTGCCACCAGCAGGACGCGGCTGGGGGCCTCAGCCGCGGTCTTGACGAGCTTCCGCAGCAGCGCGAGTCGCTTCGGGGTGGTGGTGGCCAGCACCTGCGGGGAGGTGCCGAGCCGGGTGGCGAGGTTCAGTTGGTCCCAGGCATTCAATCCCGAGTCGTTGGGCCGGAGGTTCCACGCGGCCAGTTCGTCGGCCCAGGCGTAGTCGAACTGCGGCCCTCGGAGCTGGTCGGGTTCCTCGGCGGTGAAGCACAGCGCGGTGCATCCGTTGTGGAATTCGACGGTGCGCGCCGACGGCAGGTAGCGCGGCGCCTCGCTCGGCGGGAACACGCTCATGAGCCCGGACTCGCCCTTAACAATGACGTCCCGGACGTCGGCCGCGGTCCGGCCCACGAGCCCGAACCGGAGGTGGCGGCCGTTGGCCTGGTTCACCCGGCGTCGAACCCACTGCGCGCCGGTCAGCGTCTTGCCTGCACCACGCCCGGCCATGTACAGCGTCGTGTGTGCGGTCGAGTCCGTAACCTTGAGCTGGTCGTCAGGCCGGGCCGTCCAGTCCCAGGACCAGCGCAGCGCACCGAGGTCGAGCCCGGCCAACACCTCCCGCTGCAGCTCGGGCGGGAGCGCGGCCACCTCCTCGATTTGCGACAGGCGGCGACTCACTCGACCACCTCGGCCTCGACCACTTCCGCCTCCAGGTCCAGCTCCTCGACCGCGGTCAATGCGCGGGCCGTGAGTTGCGCCAGCCGCTCGGTGACCTCCGCCGAGGCTTGATCGGCCGCCACCGTCACGCCAATGTCGACCTTGACGCTCGGGCCGATGCCTGCGCGGTCAAGCCAGCCGAGCGCGGCGTCGAGCCGGACCTTCTCCGAACGGGCGTTGTCCATGAGGTCCAGCACCACGGACAGCGCGCGCTCTGCCCCGTCCACGAGCTTCTGCCCGACGGCCTCCGTGGTTGCGGCGAGCGCCTCGGGGTCGAGCAGCATGCCGCCGTGCCGCTGGCACTTGTCCTGCCCAGGCATGCCGCCCGCGCCGCAGCGCAGCCCGTCCCGCAGGATTGCAGTGCAGCGGGATGCCTCCAGGTAGATGAGCGAGCCGGACTTGCCGAACGCCCGCGCGGTCGCGGCGGCATCCAGGCCGAACGTGTCCTTGTACAGCTCGGCCAGCGCGTGCCACCCGCTGACGTGCACGCTTCCCTCACGTAGCAGCGCCCGGTCGATGTCCTTCCAGCGCATGCCGGGCTCGAACCCCCAGCGCTCGCTGGCGTAGCGCGCGGCCTGCCGCATGTCGGGGTCGACGTTGTGAATCTGGGCCGTGAGCCACTCCCACAACTGCGGCACCTGCTGGGCGTCAGCCGACTTCCGAGGCCGTGCCATCGTCGCCCACCTCCAGGTCCGTGACGGTGCGTCTCAGCATTCCAACGCCGAGCGGCGCCAGGGTGTTTCTCCACAGCGTGCCCGCATCCGCCCCGGCTTCGCGCTGTACCGCCTTGGTGTGCAGCACCTCGCCGGTGTCCCACCCGTCGTCCAGCCGGTAGACGGTGCCGCCCGTCCAGGTTACGTCGTCCGCGACCTGTTGCTGCACCGCGTCGCGCCCCCTGTAGCTCGGGAGCAGGGAGGGGTGGTACCCGATGACCCCCTGCCGGAACAGCGCGCGTGCGGCTGCGGGGACGTGGTGGTGCCAATGCGCACACACCCCGAGTCGTGGCCCGACACCGAGCGCGGTCAGCGTGGCGCGCAGCAGCCGCACGCTGGCGCCGGGGTCGCCCGGGTTCCAGTAGATCACCGGCAGGTGCAAACGCGCGGCCCTGTACCCTGTCGACCCCTCGGTGGTGATGACGAGCGCGACGCGGTGGTGGGTGTGCAGGTCCACCAGCACCTCCCGGCCGAACGCGTGGTTTGCGAAGACGGCCAGCCTCACGCCTCGGGCTCCTCGTACGGCGGGCCGTCGTACGGCGGGCCGTCGTACCGGAACCCCGCGACGGCACGGAGGTGGTGGCCGAACCGCGACCGCGTGTTGGGTGTGTCGGACCGCACCCGGCCGCCAAACTGCTGGGAGACGAGCGTCCAGTCCGGCGCGCGTCGCAGCGCGGCGATGAAGCCGGGGTGGGAGGTGTGCATGTAGGTGGGCGCCGGTGCGCCGATGTACCCGAGCCCGGCGCGCTCCCGCGCAGCAATGAGGTTGAGGAACGGCATCGCCAATCCCGCGCCCTGGAACTCCGGGTGGATCACCATCCGGGTGGCGCGGGCCGCGCGCACCCCCTTGCCGATGGCCATCCCCGTGACCGCGACGAACGCGACTGGCTGGCCGGTCTCGACGTCGTACCCGGTGAACCCGGTTGATGCGTGGTGGAGCTTGACCTCGTCCAGGTAATGCCACGCAGCGAAGTTGCCCCAGGTGTCGAGCCCGGTCTGCCGGATGACGAGGCGTAGCGGCGGCCGCTCCGGCAGGTCCAGCGGCGGGTGCTCCAGGGTCGCACTCATCTCGTGAGCCTACCGACCTCGGGCCCCCTGTTCGGGGTGGCGTAGCTCATTGCGGCGGCCACTTCGCCCGGCCCGACGAACAAACCGGGGTCCTGCCCGAGCGCGGTCCGCAGCACCCAGTCCGGCTGGAGCCACGGGAGCACGTCCTCGTGCGGCGTGCACAGCACGACCTGCGGGGGTCCGGCGTCGAAGTCCGGCAGGCGGCGCCACGCCTTCGCAAACGCCTGGGACCCGATGGTGGCCACGCGCCGGTCGACCACCGAGCTGTACTCGTCCACGAGCTGCCGAGGCATTGGCTCGGCCAGCACGCGGGCGAGGTCTGCGCGGAACCGCTCGCCGGTGCTCAGCACCGCGTAGGGCCGCAGCCACGTCGGCACGGACCCGAGCCCGACCGCAGCGAGTGCGGCCACCACGGAGGCGTACGCGCCTTCGTCGTGGGGTGCGATGGCGTCCACCAGCGGCGCATCGGTCCAGCGCCGGGTGCCGACGTCCCCGAACCCGTCGGCGGCCAGCAGCCGGGCGAGCTGGGACTTGCCCGAGCCCGAGGGACCGACCACCACGCCGATGCGCCAGGTACGGTCCTCGGTCGGCACGTCGGCGTCCAGCTCGAAGTGGGGCGGCTCCAGCGGGGTGTTGAACATGCTCACGGTGCGGACGACGCGGTGGCTCGCGTCCAGCTCGGTCGTCCGGCTGACGGTGTAGCGCACCTCAGAACACCAACACACGGATGCGCTCGGGGGTGACGCCCTGGGCCACGAGGCTGTCGAACAGCGCGCGCTGCTCCGCCTCGCTCCCGCACTGCACCGTGAGCGCCCAGCGCTCCCGGTAGGTGACACCGGGTCGGGGGTGCTCGAAGTCGTAGGTGTTGCTCACCTGCCAAGGCTCACACAGAAAGGGCCCTCCCCGCAACTACGGGGAGGGCCCTCGGTCTCCTCCGAGTGGCGGTTGTCAGGCGCCTCGACGAGGTGGCTGACCGTTCGGGAACGCGGCGTCGCCGGGCTCAGCCAGGCCGAGCTGTGCGCGCACCCAGGCTGCGGGAATGCGTACTCGGCGACCCGTGCGAATCACGGGAATCTCGCCCGACTTCACCCCGGCATAGGCGGTTCCCAGCGAGACGTCCATCAAGGCCGCGCATTCGGCCACCCGCACGGTAGTGGCACGCAAGAGTTCTTCGCGCGTCATGGTTTTCCCCCTTCTCAGTGCGAGCCTGTGCGGCCCGCTGCCACTCCACAATGCGCCTTGCAACCCCGTGAAGTCCAGGCATATACTTACTGTATGACTGTAAATCGACCCGCCGGGGCGGCGGATGGCGATCGAGGTGGCACGTGCCACCCAGCGGACGGCAGCGGCAGCGGCGGCATCGGCTCTACTCAGTTGACATCCTCCCCACGGCTAAAGCCGGGGGATTCCTGGGCTTGATGCAAAGGAATGCTGGCGCTCATGCGACCACCCCTGCATCGGACCAGTGGGTTCCGGTTTCACAGGCGACTGCTTCAGCAAGCTGAAGTCTGACACCGCCTCCACCGGCGTTTGCGATCTCCGCTTGTCCAGCGGCGATCATGATGTTCGTGGCGGCATTCCAATCTCGATCGAGGTGAACACCGCAGGCTCCACAGGTCCACTCCCGTACCGAGAGTGGTTTGGGGCCGTCGAGCACACCGCACACAGAACACGTCTGTGATGTGTAAGCCGGATTTACAGGAATGACCCTGTCTCCGGCGACGTGCGTGAGGGAAGTGAAGAACGCACCCCATGCAACGTCGTGCATTGACCGGCGTAGCCCCCGGCCCTGGGCGTTGTGCCCACCTGATCGCGCCAGCCCCCGGATGTTGAGGCTTTCGATGGCAATGGTGGTGTTCTGGCTCGCAAGTCGGTGTGCGAGTTTGCGAGCGAAGTCCTGACGAGCGTGGGCGACTCCGCTGTGAAGACGGGCCACCTTCACCTGTTGCTTCTTCCAGCCGTTGCTGGCCTTCTGGCCGGTGCGTCGGTCAGGTCCCTGTTTACGGGAGAGCGCCCGCTGAGCCTTGCGCAGTTTGCGACCCTGCTTCCGGTGGAACCGCGGATTGTCAATCTTCTCCCGCGTTCCATCGGAGTAGGCGATGGCAGCAAACGAGTCCAGACCGACATCGATCGCCGCGTGACGCTCCGTCTCCGGTGTGAGGTCCGCCTGTTCGACGTCAACGACGAAGGAGACCTCGTATGTCTGGTCCGGCTTGCGGGTGACCGTGACGCTCGACGGGGTTGACGGGAGCTCACGCGACAGTACGAGCCTGATCCAGCCGATCTTGGCGATGAAGACACGGTCACCGTCCACGCGGAACCCGTTGGAAGTGAACCGCGCCGACTGTTTTCCGGAGAACCGCGACTTGAAGCGGGGGAAGCCAACCTTGTGCCCTTTGCGCCGACCCGTGGCTGAGGCGAAGAAGTTCGAGAACGCCTGCTCTGCGTCGCGCATCGACTGGATGAGAGCCACCGATGAGACAGCATTGAGCCACGGCTTCCGCGAGCGCTCGTAGGTGATGAGCGCAGCCTGTCGGTTCGCGTCGAAGGATCGCACTGTTCGGTTGGGGTTGCTCTTCGTGGGGCGAGGCTCAACGGACTCGTGTAAGCCCGTCTCGTAGATCATCTGCCGGTCGGCGATCACCGAGTTGTAGACGTGGCGGCAGCAGCCAAACAGACGCGACAAGTCACGCTGTTGGCGGGGCGTGGGATACGCCCGGTATGAGTACCGCTGCTTCATAAGACCACTATACTACATTCTCTGATATATTGCTTGAGTGTCCGACTTTGATCTTGTGAAATCCAACCTCAACGTGGCGTACCGCTGCTGGTACCACGTCGTCTGGTGTCCGAAATGGCGACGCAAGGTCCTTACGAGCAACGACCCGAGGGTTGCGAACCCACCCATCGCAGGCGACCCCGGCCCCGTGGACGAGCGCCTTGCCGAGATCATTCGGGACTGGGCAGAAGAGACCGGCAGTGAAATCGCAGGACTGGAGATCATGCCCGACCATGTCCACCTTCTCGTCTCGGTCGATCCGCAGTACGGGATCGGTAAGTTCGTTCGCATGGCGAAGGGTCGATCATCCAAGCTGCTGCGCCAGGAGTTCCCCAGCATCAAGCGTCGAATCCCAACGCTGTGGACCAACTCATACTTTGTCGCGACTGTGGGTGGTGCACCCCTCGATATTGTGAAGCAGTACGTCGAGAATCAGCGCAACGTCTGATACCGATTCGCTTACCCCACGGCTAAAGCCGGGGGCTTGCGCGAATCACATCAGGTCAGTAGCGACGGCCGCGCTCGGCGCGCAGCCAAGTGTCGTCGCCGGTGTCGACCGCGTGCTCGCTGGCCGCGTGCAGCGCCCACTCGTCAGCGCCGGTCTCGTCCGGCACCGCCCAGTCAAGCGGGTGGGTGTCGGTCTCAGTGATGCGGTCGGTGTTGGGCATGCTTCTATATTCGACGCCTCACGCGTCAAGCAATAGACCCATTCGGGTGAAGTCCCAGGTCCGCGAGCTTCCAGCGCATGTGCGCAACCCCCAGTGCCTCCGCGTCCTTGGCGTGTCCCCCGTGCCCGCGGGAGACCCAGCGGTAGCCTGCGGCCGTCAGCCGCTGGATGGTCGCACCCTGCCCGGCCGCCCCGGTCTCGGCCCGGAGCCCGTGCGTCCAGCAGGCGGCCTTGACGATGCCGATGGCCTCGGCCGCAGGCATGACCGAGCCGACCTGCCGGAGCGCGGCCTTGCCGGGCCGCAGGTTGAACTGCTCGTAGACGATGTGGTCCACGTCCCCCACGTCCAGCGCCTGCAGCGCTGCATGCAGTGTCTCGGGTGTGTGCTCCACGGCCAGCAGGCAGCGCCGCGTCTCCAGGTCCCAGACCGCGTACCCGACGTGCAGGCCAGGGTCGATGCTGACGAGCAGACTCATCACGCCACCTCGTCTTCAGTTCGGGCGCAAGGCTGCGCCGTGGGGTCGTCCATGTCGACGTACAGCCACCTGTCCCACGCCACCCAGTGCGCCTTCGGGCGGAAGGTACGGAAGCTCGGCGGTGGGGTCAGGTGGCAGACCTGCTCGTAGTTCGCGGCCACGGTGCGTGCCGTCTCGGCCGCGATGCGTTTCGGTGGCGGCTCCTGCGCGAGGCGGGATACCACGCGTTCACTGATTCCGAGCGCAGTCCCGAGGGCCGCGTACGGCCAGCCGCACAACAGCAGCGCCTGCACCCGCCGAGCGGTCCCGAGCGCGGGGACGGTGCCCTGGGACGCGGCGTACCCGCTCTGCCGGATGGCCATCACGGCCTCGGCCACCCTCGGGGTGACCGAGGGTGGGCGTTCGCCTCGCAACCGGATGAGAGTTGAGAGTGCGCAGCCGGTCTGCCGCACGAGTGCGCTCATCGTCCACCCGCACTCCAGCAGCCGGTCGAGGTGCTCCAGCGTCGGGCCGGACGGGGTCCGGCCCGACTTACCGAGCAGACGGAGGTGGTGCTGGCGACTGTGGTAGGCGCGGGACCGCGCGCGGCAGTCCTCACGGGTGCAGCCGTAGCTGCGGACACAGGCGCCGGTGGCTGTGTGGTGGCGCATCGGCGGTCAGGCCCAGGGGTCCAGCTTGGAGCCCGTGAGCCCGTTCAGCTTGAGATGCTCCTTGAGGGCCAGCTCGGCGGCCTCCAGCTTGTCCTCCTGGCCGGGGCGGCCGTGCTTGTTGAACAGCCACTCGGCCTCGCGGACTGCCGTCAGCAGCCGCCGAGCGCGTGCCCGGCTCTCGGGGGTGCCCTGCCGAATGCTCCCCATCATCGGCAGGCGCGTGGCCAGCCAGAAGTCGATGGTCTCGGGCGTCCAGGTCGGGGTGCGACCCACCACTACGTCAGGCTCGGGGAAGGCGCCGCGGGAGCGCATGCTGGACAGCCCGGCCGCGGTGCGTGGCACGCCCTCCTGCCAGGCACCCTGGTGCAGGTACTGCAGCACCTCGGCGTAGGTCATCATCTCGTCTGTCACGAGGTCCCCTTAGGTTGTGCGGTGGAGCGTCCAGCATCGCACAGGTGACGCGACAGGCGCCATTCACCGCTGGCCGTGCAGAACTCCCACCAGGTCCGGCCTACGGTTTCGCGGCAGATGTGCGTGTGGCCGTGCCGTGTGAACAGGACCAGGCTCTGGTTGAACCGAACCCCGGGCGGCGGCTCCCGATCCAGCCGGGAGGGTGCGGGCGTGGCGTGCTTCATCCGCTCGGCCTGCTGGGCGCGGGCGCCGAAGGCGGCCAGCATCTCGGTCGACAGCTCAGGCATCGGTCCCGTCCTCCCGGAGCGTGGCGCCGAGCCCGAGCGCCCAACCCGCGAGGGCCACCAGGGTGCAGAGAATCCAAAACATAGGTCATACCTCCAGAGGGGTGCACTGCCACAGCGTCACCTCAGGGAAGGCCGCACTGATTGAACGCGCAAGTACCCCGTCTATGACGCGGCCAACGCCGTGAAATGTGCCGTCCGAGCGAACCCGGCCCAGCGTGTAGTGCCCGGTCATCGCTTGCCGACCTTCGCCAGCGCGTAGCGCATCCAGCGGACCCGTGCCCGCTCGGCGGGTGTCAGCGTGCTGCTGCGTGGGAACTTCCAGCGGACGCTGTTGACGGTCCGGCCCAGCGTCTCCGCGATGTCCACCTGCGGCACCCCGTCGTCCAGCATCTGCTGGACGCGGGCGACTTCCTCGGGGGTCCAGCGCTTGTGCGGTTGGACCGGCGGACGGTGACGCTGCACCGTCCGCACCGACACCCTGAGCAGCCGGGCTGCCTCGTTCGTGGGCATGTCCCCGAGCGCGCGCACGTCAGCGGCCCGCGACCTCACGCGAGGCTCCTCGGAGGCGTGGGTCCGACCTGCCGCTGGTAGTGGGAGCCGCCGAGCACGCTGGAGCCGTACGCCTCCACGGCGGGCCGGTCGAGCTGGTCGAAGCTCAGTTGGCCGATGCGCATCCCTGCGGTCAGCCGCAGCGGGTTGGGGCTGTGATTCCACAGCTCCAGCGTGATGTTGCCTTGGAAACCGGGGTCGATGTACCCGGCCGTGACGTGCACCGCCAGGCCGATGCGTCCCAGGGTCGACTTGCCGGAGAGGGTGGCTGATAGGTCGGTCGGAATCTCGACGCACTCCAGCGTGGCCCCGAGGGCGAACGCGCCGGGCGCCAACGTCAGCTCGGTCCCCGGCACCGCGTCCCAGAGGTCTTCCGGCAGGTCGCGGGGGTCGATGGCACTCGGCCACTCCCGCAGCGTCACGGGGGTGAGGAACCCCGGACCGAGGAGGACGTCGTACGACGCGGGCTGCACCTGCGCGAGGCTGAACGGGTCGATGTGCAGGCGCTGGTCCCCGAAGGTCTCTATCCGCTTGCAGATGGATTCGTCGGACAGTTTCACGCGTTCCCCTCTCGGATGACGACTGCAACCGTGCTGCCGTCGATGCTCACGGCGACGTATGCGCCGTACTTGGACTGGTACAGCTCCACGCCCGCGTGACCGGACGCGTACTGCGTCGCGGCGGGGTGGGCCGTCAGGACGCACGCCCGGACCGCGGCGGCGTCGCCGGTGCCGCGGAACGCGGTCGCCTCGCCCGCCACCTCGGCCGAGGCGTCGAGCACGTTGGCGCACTTCAACGCGGCGGCCGTGTGGTCCACGATGGCCTCGGAGCCGCCCGCGGTCAGCGGGACGGCCGGAGCCTGCTCACGTGCCGGTGCCGCCTGGACCTGCGGCACCGACACGGAGACCTCGGACGCTACCGACGCGACCGGGCGGGGAAGCGACCCCGCCTCGCGTGCACCGTGCGGAACCGTGGTCACCGCGAGCGCGGAGGCCGCGGCGGTGGCGAGGGCTGCAACGGTGATGGTGGCGACGTAGCTGGTCATGGCAGTGGCTCCTGTGGTGGGTGCGGTGTCTACCCTACCGTTATCGACGCCTCAGGCGTTGACTTGTTAGCCTGTTTGGGTGACGACGGCCGCCAGGTATAGTTCCGGCGCGGAACTCCGCAGCTACGACGGTGCGTGCTGCGGTGCCGCGGGCAGTAGGCGCCCTCGCACTCCACGCACGTGGACACCCCCGGCATGTCGCAGCCTTTGTATCCGCACTCGGGCAGCCCGGCGAAGTGTGCGTGCACGCGCCTGCCTCGCGGAGTCAGGCGCCGGTCCGCGGTCAGGAGCCCGAGCCGCTGCAGCGCCTGCGTGACCAGCCCGACCCCGTAGGCGCCCCGCCCCACCTTGCGCCCGAGCAGCAGCCGTAGCTGCGCGGTCGTGAGTGGCTGGCCCTCGAACTGCACCTGTGCGTGCGCCGGGGTGAGACGCGTCCGCTCTGCGAGGCCGGAGTCCCCCACGATCCCCTCGCAGGCCGGGGGCCCGTAGCGGTAGCACCAGGCGTCGTGGCTCGGAATGAGGTCCTGCGCCGTCCACAGCTCGGCGCAGGCTCGGCTGTGCGGGATCACAGCTTGCCGCACGAGCAGGCGAAGCCGAGCGCGTGGGGGTCGCCGGGCGACGCCAGGTAGGACGTCAGCGGCCGGACGACCTTGACCTCGTGGCCCAGCAGCAGGGCGTGGAATGCGGCGCGAAGGTCGGTCATGGTGGTCTCCTCAGGGTGGAGGTGGCGGTACGTGTGCAGGGTATATCGGCGCGTGGCGCGACTACTTGTTAGGCCGGTCGGGTGTCACCCCCGCAGCCAGGTGCGCAGCACGACGCCCGCGAGCCCGCCCAGCAGGACGGACACGACGAACAACCAGCAGAGAACGATGGGCCACCAGATGTAGGTGAGTACGGGCCACCCGGCCAGCGCACCGATACCCAGCAGCACGATCGTGGCGACGGTCAGCCAGACAGCCGAGCGTATGGCCTTGCGGATCGGGGTCACGTGTCCCTCCAGGGGCGCGTGGCCTGTCGGGAGCGGTCCACACACGCGTCCCGCACCTGTAGGGCTAAGTCGAAATCGGTCATCACAGGGCTTCTCCACACTGCACCTAGAGGCGTCCGGTGCACGACTTGATACCCGAGACTACCCGTGGCACTGTCCGGCACCGGGGCGAGCAGCACGTACGGGTGCCCCGGACCCTTCTTGCGCGTCATGCCCCGGCCAGCTTTCGGAGGGTGGCGTCGGCCTGGTCGACCAACCAATGCCCGAGTTCGTGGGCGAGCGTGAAGTTCTCGCGACGGTTCCCTGTGCTGCGGTAGAGGATGACACCGTCGTTGAGGTAGGAGACTCCATCGCAGACCCCGCCGTCGGCCCGGGCGTCGTCGAGGTGGTCGACTGCCCGGACCGTCAGCTTCATGTCATTGCGAAGTGTGCCGAGAGGATCGCCGGCGAAGCGGGCAGCAATGTCATCCGCGAGCCCGGCGAGGGCAATCGCGGCACATTCTTCAACGACCCTCGTCACTTCGCGACTCCAATGCCTCGACCAGTGCTTCCAGCGACGCGAGCATCTGCTCTTCGCTCGGCGTGTTACCTCGGAAGACCGAAGCGGCGAGCCAGGCCTCCAGCGCCGAGGCTCCCAGACTCATGGTCGTGCCGCGCAGCAGTGCCCAACGCTCGGCCAGCGCTTTGAACGCAGGCGACGACGTCACTGACTGGAGTGCTCGGTGTCCGGGCGATTCGCCACGATCGACCGTCAGCTTGTCGGCCGTCGTTCCGGTCACCTCGGCGATCGCTTGGATGAGGGCAGGAGGTACGGATGCGTCACCCCGGTTCTGCCAGTTGAAGACATCGCGGGTCGCGACTTCCCAACCGCGATCCGTGAGCTTCTCGGCGAGGGAACTCGGCTTAAGCCCGGCAGTCTGCATGGCTTGCTTGAGAGCGCTGTCGCTCAGCGAGCGGCTGCTGTCCGGCACCAGCCCGAGCATGGCTGCTACAGGGTCCTGCTCCAACGGCGGTGCGCCGTGGGCCGCCTCCCAGAGCAGGTCGACGATGTCGAGCAACTCGACCGCCTCGGGGACGAGAGCAGGCTCAAGGTGCCCCGGACCCTTCTTGCGCGTCATGCCCCGGCCAGCTTTCGGAGGGCTGCGGCCTGCCAGGCCGCATCGGCGCCGATGATCGGCCCGGTCGTGAATCTGTGCCGCGCACGGGTGACCGCGGTATAGACCAGCTCGCGCCACTCGTCGCAGCTCGCCCAGCCGGGCAACAGGTGCACGGAGTCCCATTCCGAACCCTGGGCCATGTGTACCGTGATGGCGTAACCCCACCCGAGCGCGGGCACGGACTGGCGGCCCTGGTAGAGCTGCCGCTCCAGTTGCGGATTCTCGAACACCAGCCGGGGCGCTCGGGGCGCAAACACCCGTTCCTCGGTCGGGCTGCCGTTGACGACCTTCCGCAGCGTCAGCGTGACCTCGTCCGGCGTGACGTCCTCCACCTTCTCCACGATGAACTGGTCACCCTTGTACATACGCCCGTACTTGGAGTGCGACACGACCCGGTCGCCGGGCTCGGGCACGCGGGTGAGGTCCCCGACCTTGTGCCGGTTGTAGGCGAGCACGCTGGCGTTGGTGTAGCCGAGCACCATCGCTGCCTCGTCGGGGTCCCCGATGTAGTGCCGCAGCCCGACGGTCAGGGTGCCGACGTCCTGGGTGTGGCGCACCGCCGCGCCGATGAGCGGGATTGGTGAGCCCTCCCCGCCCCGCATCACCTGGGTGAGCGTGATATCGGGCTCAGAGAACCCGGCGACGGTGTTCACCGGCTTGAGCTGGCCGGGGTCCCCGAAGGCGATCACCCGCACCCCGAGCCCGAGCAGGTCCTCAGCGGATTCCTGGGAGCAGTAGAGCGCCTCGTCCAGCAACACCACGTCCAGGTTGTCGAGCGCCCGCTGCTCCTTCTCGTCGCGGTCCTTGAGCGTGTTGAACCGCAGTTGCCCTGCCTCGGTGCCCGACCGGTGCAGCACGGAGGTGAGAATCTCGCGCCGGTCGCGCACGTTCTTGGTCAGCGCGGCCTTGGCCTTGGCCCGCTCCAGCGGGTCCTGCGGCTTGCCGTAGACGAAGCTGGCGACGGTCCGGCCGGTCTCCCACGGGTCGCCGTCCCCGGCCTGCCACAGCGAGGCGGCCTTGTGGGTCGGGGCGAGCGGCTGCGCCCAGAGGTTGTTCCGCTTCACCCATTGCTTGAGCGCGGTGGTCTTGCCGGTGCCTGCGAGCCCGTGCACCGTGATGAACGGAGCGTCAGTGCCGAAGTACCACGTGTCAAGCTGCCGCATCATCTCGGCCTGCTCCGGGTTCGGGGTACAGTCGGGGGCGTTCACGGCTTGCCCTCCGGCTTGTCCTGCGGCGCCGGGCCGTAGGCCGCGCTGAACCCGGCCAGCACGACGAGGCCGAGCGCCACCTGACCGAACCCGCCGAGGTGCAGCGCGTCAGAGGCCAGCAGCGTGAGCCCGGCCCCGGAGACGACCCCGCCGAGGAACCTCACGCGGCCGCCCTCCAGCACGCGGGGCAGCGGGTCTCGAGCTGGAGCCCGTAGCGGGGCGCCTCGGGCGCGTGTCCGGCGTGCCGCCCGCACAACGTCCAGGCGCTGCTCGGGCGGGTCAGGTGCACCACGGTCGCGCGGCCCTGTCCGATCTTGTACTTCAACAGCCCAGGTGGCTCGGTCATCTCGTCTCCAGTCGGTATGGGAAGGGTCCCCTTCCCCGTTGCCATCTTAGCAACGGGAAGGCCGCCCCGCAATGCGCGAGGGCGGCCTGTCAGGTAGGTGACGTGTCACCCCCGCCGAACGCGCAGCTGCTCGACCGGCACCCCGGCGTGCTGCGCCACGATGAGTGCTGCGGCCTCGGCGTTCAGCGCGCGGACGTTGACGGCCGACGCACTCTCCCGGCCGGGTATCTCGGACCGCAGCGGCAGCCCGGTCTTGTGCTGCACGTAGAACCAGCCGGTCTTGGCCCGGCGCACCCGCGACCGCGCGCGAATGTGGGTCTGAGTGAAGTCCAGCGGGCCCTCGGCGTGTGCCTTGTACGCAGGCACTAGACCGACGTCCGGCCGAGGTCGTTCCAGTGCCGCATCGTCACGGGGAACAGCTTCCAGGCCGCGTTCTCCATCTTCGCGGCGGCCTCGGCAATCTCGTGCTGCGGGTGGGACCGGGTGGATGTGACGCCCTCCTGGTAGGCGCTGCGCAGCGACAGGAAGTGCAGCAGGCTGCGGAGGTTCATCTGCAGCCGCAGGTTGGTGTAGACGCCCACAGGTAGCGCGGCCCGCGCCACCTCGGTCGGCACATTCGCCTTGAGCATCTTCTGGTACCCATACCAGGCCACCTGGTACGTCGCGTGCAGTTCGTCCTGCGCGACCTTCGCCACGTCGTAGTCCGGCTCGAACGTCGGCCGCATCGGGGAGCCCGTAGCGCGGATCGGTCGGTTGGGCTGCGGCACCCAGAACACGGGTTGCAGCTCCTGGTACCTGCCGGACTGCTCGGTCAGGCTCACGCCGACCCGGTGCCGCACGACCTCGCGCTGCACGAAGATCGGCCAACTGCAGCGGAAGACCAGGGTCGACAGCTCCAGCACCGACCCGTGTCGGCCGTCCACCAGGCTGCGGAGCAGGCGTGAGTCGCGCTCGGGCGTGGTCTCGGTCGACGTGCCGGACGAGGTCCGGGCGTACGCGGCCAGGGTGGCGTCGTCCCCGAGGCTGTCCAGCAGCTCGACGTCACAGCCCGCGCGCAGCCGGAACTGCGGGGGTGTGCTCACGGGGATGGTGTCGGGGTAGCTCATGTGGTGCTCCTCAGCGGGATGGATTGCCTCAGCCGGGCGTGACGCGCACGCACGGCTTCGTGGTGGGCACTCCGGCACGGCGCACACCAGGTGCCCCACCGGATGCTGGTGACGGACAGCGCCGCGCCGCAGCGGCTGCAGGGCGTCGTCGTGACCGCGCCGGGGGTAGTGTGAGAGCGCACCGCGCGGGAGGTCAGGGCCCCGCGCGGTGCGCTGTCTGTGCTCACCTGTCGACCCCGTACAGGTGGTCCAGCGTGAGCGGCATCGTCAGGTGGGTGACGTCCTGCAGCCCGAGCGGCTTCGGGTGACGCCCGGCGTAGATGGTCTCCCGCACACGCATCCCGCACGCACGGGCCATGAGCAGCTCAGTGCGTGCGCCCACGCTGCCCTCCCACCCCCGCAGCAGCACGATGCCCTCGCAGTCCAGCAGCGCCCTGAGGTCGCCCCGCATGTAGCAGGCCGAGGTGGGTCGCTGCGGTCGGCCCGGCGATGCGGCGGGCGATGCGGGAGATGGACTGCGCGCGCGGTGCCTTGTACATGGTGTGCTCCTCGAGTGGTGTTCGGTGCGTGGGGTCTACACTAGCTTTATCGACGCCTCACGCGTCAACCATTAGTGAATTGCCCCCGACATTCACCCATACAGAGTATAGGCGGCCGTGCTCACGCGCGGCTCGGCGTAGTAGTCCCGGCCCCGCCGCGGCGTCCCGTAGCTGTCTATACAGAGTCCTTCCTCAGGGTGCTTCGGCCCCGGCCGGTAGTAGCAGACGGTGCAGCGGCCGTCCTCCGACACGGGTATCCCGTACACCGCTCGCGCCTGAGCGGCCTCGTCGCGCGCCCGTCGAGCCCGGACGCGCGCCAGCCCCTCCTCCCGCGCCATCGCAGCCAGCGCCTCGCGGACGGGCTCCAGCTCACGCGGGTACAGGGTCCTCACCCCCGAGCGCTGCGCACAGCTCAGCGGCGAACGCGGGGTCTGTGACGGCGCGGTGCGCTACGGTCGGCGTCAGGCCGAGCCGGGTAAGCGCAGCCATCCGCAGCACACGCTCAACGTCGGACATGCCCCACAGGCGTGAGTTGCCGGAGCCTTGTTTGAACGAGCCCACGAGACCTGTCCGCACCCAGTGGTCCAACTGCCGGTAGGTGATGCCTGCGGCCGATGCGAGGTCGTGACTGGACAGCCTCACAGCAGCTCACCTCGCGCGGCCGTCCCTGCCGCGTCGGACAGTGCCACCTGGAACCCGGCACGCGCACCCGCCGCCACACTGGCCTGCCCCAGGTCCACGTCGAGGTTGCGGCCTTTCGTCTTCGGGAATGCAGCCGCGTAGGCCGAGGTGAGACGGTCGACCAGCACGAGGGCCGTGCCCGGCCCGGAGTCCTCCAGGTCGGCGTCCAGCGTGTCTGCCAGCTTCCGCGCACGCGCCGCGAGCGCGGCACCCCACCCCTCCCGGTAGCGGGCGAAGTCGGCGCGGCCGTAAATGTGGCCCGCCTCCTTGGCCGTGGCGATATCGTGCGCGAGCTGGCGCGTCCAGCGGTCGTAGAGCGTGCGTGCGAACTCCACCCCCAACGGGGTGCCGTACGCGGTCCACAGCACGGTGCTGCCCCGGCGCCCGCGCCGGGTCTGCCAGTGATGCTCGCACCGGGCACGCGTGCATGCCGCCAACGCCACCATGCGGGGACCCGGGCCTTGGGGCACCTCCCAGTCCAGCGTCACGAACCGGGTGCCCTCCTCGGGCGTGAGCCTCGCGACGTCCAGGTCGTGCCGGGCGATGAGACGTGCCGCCTGCGTCTCGGCCATCTCCCGCTCGTTCGGGTTCGCCCGGGGGTCGTGGGCCATGGCCAGCAGCCGCTGCATCTGCTCCTCAACAGTGAGACCCATCAGAACGGCAGCTCGTCGTCGTCGGTCACCGGTCGCGCGGCCTGTGCCGTGAACACCTTCTCGACGGCCGCGGTCGGGCTCTGTCGGCGCAGCAGCTCTGCCTCCAGGGTCGGCCGCAGGTCCTCCAGCAGCCGCGACACGTCGTTGGCCGCATCGCCCGTGTACTCCGAGGCGGGGGTGCGCACCAGCAGCTCGACCAGGTCCTTGTGCGCGCGCTCCCGCAGGTAGTCCGTCGGCACGGCCTGCGACCGGCCGCAGACGTGCCGTGTGTCGTCGTTCAGCTCGTCCCGCCACGTGACGGCCTCCTCCATGAGGTCCCCCGTCACGTTGTCGAGCCGGGTGTAGGTGCTGTGGTGCACGCGCCCGTAGGCGAGCTGCAGCACCGTCGTGCGGTAACCGTGCAGGATTCGCCGCATCACGCGGGCGTGGTCCTCGCAGTCGCTGACGTACGGCGCCTCGGGGTCTCGCTGGTCCAGCGCGGCGGCCTCGGCTGCCGCTTCACGCTCGTCCGACAGGCTGGCCTGTACGCCCAGAATGCCGAACAGGGAGTCGAACTGCTCCCGCTTGAACTTCGCCATGTTGCGCTCCTCAGGTGGTGGTGGTGGTGTGTCGGTCGCTGTCGGTGCCCGTCCAGCGTAGCACCTCGTTGCCTCGCTGACAACAAAACGCACCCGGCCGTGTGGCCGGGTGCGTTCCGTGGGCCCTGCGGGGTCAGCCCTTCTCGGCCCAGACGGTCCGCAGGTTGCTGGCGTGCGTGCCCTGCGTGCGCAGCGCCTGGTCGGTCTGGTCGGTGTAGAGCTGGATGAAGCACGCGCCGCCCGCGGTACGTGCCGGTGCGCGGTAGTTCCACAGCGCGGTGTTGCCTTCGTACAGGACCAGGTTGCAGTCGCTGCCCTGGCCGACCAGGCGGGTGTTCCGGCCGTGGGTGCCTGTGTGGTTCACGGTCTTGATCACGGTCCCGTCGCCGCGTTCCTTGTAGGTCACGAGGTTGCCGTCGGTCTGGAGCTTCCAGCGGTAGGCGTCCCGGCCCGGCACCATCACGTACATGTCGAACGTACCCCGGCTCCAGGTCCGGGTCTCGTCCCGGTCCCAGTCCCGCTGCGCGGTGGATCGGAGCCAGCCCTGGCTGTTGCTGTCGGCAGGCGTCACCACGGTGGTGAGCGGCTCCTGCCGGTTGTCGTAGTCCTCCGATGCGGCTGGGGTGGCCGTGGCCGCGAGTACGGCGAACGCCACGGAGGCGACGCCGAGCGCCTTGCTCAGTTTGTTCAATGGGTCTCCCTTGTCGTGCACGGGCGGACTGTCCGCCCGGGTCTCAGAGTAGGTCAAGGGCCGCCCGCACTGCGGCGTCCTTGGCCTCCAGCAGCTTGCGCAGTGCGGCATCGCGCTCGGTGCCGTCCGGCAAGCTGTCGACCAGCGCGCTGGCCAGCTCCCCGAACGGGCGCGACACGCCCTGCAGCGCTACAGGCAGGTGCTCCCACTCGAAGTAACGAAGCATCGGGTGCGCGGGCTGGTCTGTGACCGCGCGGTGCGCGCCCGTGTGGCCGAATCTCAGCGTGCAGCGTCCTTGCCCCAGCGTGCCCTCCGGCTCGGTCAGGCGGCCGCACACGCGCCCTGGAGTGTGCGGGTCGACCTCCAGCGCGCACTGCTGGCAGATGCGCGGTCCGCCGCAACGTGCCCGAACGGGCGGAGGTCCATCCGGGACGGGCGTGCCGGGGATCGGGTGGCCGTGCCGTGTGTAGCTCACCGGGGCACCTCCAGCCGATCCCACAACCAGCGAGCGCCTTGGTAGGCCGCCCGCGCCACGGCGCACAGCAGCCACCACGGCCACAGCGGCGCCCGGGGCGCGGCCTTGCGTGCCCGAGCCGCCCTACGGGTGCCCCTGTGGTCGGCGCTCACGGCCACGTCCCAGGCGTACAGGAACGCGGCGACGGCGAGGTAGCCGATCCCGAGCAGCATGCCCCCGCCGAGGTTCACTGTCCGGCCCTGCGCCCAGTGCGTGCAATCAGGGCCGCGGCGATGGTGGTCTTGCGCATGGGGTCTCCTCAGTCGGGGGTGAGTGGTGTCCGGCGTGCCCCGCCAGTCTACCCTGCCGTTGCGCTACAGGCAACCCTCAGAAGTAGTACCAGCCCTCGTACCCTGCGGGCACCGCGGGGAAGGCGTGCAGCCTAAGGCAGTCCCTGTGCCGCCCCACCACTCGGGCGGGCCGGTGAAGGCGCTCACTTGCGTCTCTGCGTTTCGCGGGTCTGGGCTCATGGTGGCGGCTTCTCGTCTCGGTGCTTCGTGGTGGACCCCCGGCCCACGTCGGCAACAGTAGGCCTGGCTCGGGGATGGCGCAAGTACTCCCATCCAGGGTACCGGCTGCGGACACAGGCGCCGGTGGCTGGGTGCGCGCTTGGCACGGCACCCGGGTTGCGCCGGACGCAACGGGGCGACATTTAAGCACGGCACCCTATGCGGGTGTCAAGGGGCCGTCTCAAAAATGGAATTGCCCGTAGCTCCCGTTTTGCCCCGAAATTATGCGGCGAATGTCCGATCTGTATACCCCCCGGGGTATCGTATTTTCGCGTAGTACAGCACGTATTCGTGAAATCGGTCAGAAAATCAAATAGCCCGATTCGCGCAGGGAAGTCGGTCATGCCGGGGCAAAACCTACCGGGAATATCGCCCATTGGTGGACAGCCGTTATACAATCTTTACCAAGTGACCCAAGTATTTGCGATTCTCAGGGGTGAGACCCCCTATACGGAATCCGACCCCTGGTTGCGCGTGGGGCAACAGTTGAAACGTCAACTAAACACCCCCAGAAAATTCTCTCTCTATATATAAATACCTTTTATTTGATTGTTTTAAGCACACTAAGTTTGAATACCTACCCCCATACGCACCCCCACCCCTCAGCATCTACGTGCCCGCTTCACCCGTTATTCCCGTTCCTTGTTCGCTCTGCGAACACCGGTCCGCCAGGCGGTCACGACCCCCTCCCCTGTCCGTAGCGTGCCTTTCCGCCCCTTAGTCCGTCCCGTCCGTTACGTACCCCCCACCTACCCCGACACTCAACTGGTCCCGGCGACTAGCAAAACGGGGGTTCGGAGAGGCACCCGGCCCCCGCGCAGCGCCCGACGAGAGGACCGAGAGGACCGAGAGGACCGAGAGGACCGAGAGGACCGAGAGGACCGAGACGTAGACACCACCCCCGCGCAGGGGTACCGTTGCTTCATGAGCAACCACCCGCGACGACCCGCGCAGCCTGAACGTCCGCCTCCGCGCCTCACCTTCCAGGGCGAGCGCATCTACCCTGGCCCTCCACGACCTCACCCCGAGGTCGAGCCGCGGAACGGGTGGTGCAGCCTGAAGGTCTCGGTCCCCGCCCTGGTGGACGGCCTGGCCGTCGAGGTCCCCGCGGACCGGCCCGCGGGCAAGGGTGCGGCACTGCGCACGCTACGCGGGCCACTACGGCGATTGCCTGTACGTCGACCCCCAGACCGGCAACCGGCAACCGGCAACCGGCAACCGGCAAGACGCTGCTGTTCACGCACCGAGAGGACACCACACGATGACCGACCCCGCTACGCGACCCCGCTACGCGACCCCGAAGCGC